CCAAGTTGTGATGATGAAAGAAAATTATACAACTATGATATCAAGCAGGATTGTGCTGTAGGTGAAATTAAAGTAGAAACACCAGAAGGATTTGTTGTTCTTAATCAGCCATTTACTGCGACCACTGTATATTCTGCATCACAAACACCAACACCTCCTGTTAGAATTAAACCAGACATTCGTGCTATCAACAATAACATGTTACTTGATACTCCTGATAGTATCGCATCTGTTCTTGCGAGAATCAAAAAAGAAGAAGATAAAAAGAAATATGCAATCATTGAAATGTCAGAAGATGAAGCAAAGGTTGCCTCTGATAACTCGAAGAAAAGAATAACAGTAGAACAAATAGCACTTATTAATTCTGTTAAATTGAAAGTGTCACCAGATGCTATTGTTCTTTCTGATTGTTCAGTGTTCAATGTATGTTGGAATGAACGTGGATTAAATCGCTATCTTAAAGTAGATGAAAAATCTAAAAGCACTATCTACATCGGTATCAATGAAAGACAAGATAATGCAACATATACGATATCACAAAATTCATCAGAACCAGAAATCAAAATAACTGGAACTGGTAATCAAAATAGAATAACAATAAAGCAGGTGGATAGATGAAAAAACTTATTGCAGTCTTTCTTGCTTTATTTGTTACTGTAGCGTATGCTGAAGACCTTGGCGGCAACTTCGGTTTTGAAAACGGTAATCTAACTGGATGGATTATCAGTAATGGTGGTTCATTTAAGTCAGCCACGAGTTGGAGTTCTGATGGTAGTGGTGTTAGTGTTACTAATGGTATAACGAACTATAGTCCTGGTGGTGGTAACACATGGAATGTTACTGGTTATGGTTCTTATATGGCCAGTATTCAAGCTGGTTCTGGCTCTCCAACATTTGATTCTTCGACTGCATCTTTAGGTCTAACAGGAACAGAAAATACTGCGATCAAAAACTTCTTGACAGCACAGGGTGGCAATTCAAATCCAACTAATGCTTCATGGATGAAAAGGAATGTTACACTAGAAGCTGGTAAAACATATACGATAGCATGGCAATATCTATCTACAGATTATGTTCCATTCAATGATGGATCGATGATTACATTAACACACGCAACGAATTCTGGTATTATTCCTACACTGAACAATGAACAAAAAAGATATGCTCTACTTGGATTTACGAATCCAGGAACTGGTAACTATTCAACAGGCAGCTATGCATCTACTGGTTGGCAGTTGGCAATATTTACTGTTCCAGAGAACGGCGAATACTCATTAGGATTTGCTTCATTTAATCTCGGCGATACTGCTTTGAGTCCTATTCTATTAGTAGATCAGATACAAGGCACAACTACATTGAATGGAACAAACTTTGATCCTATCGCACCAAATGCTGGTTCTACTGCACCGACTACACCAACACAACCGCCAGCTCCATCCTATGCTAGTTCTATAACAACACAACAACAGAACAGAGTTAACACTTGGTTGAATCGTGGTAATAACTCAAGTGGCGTTTATATAGATCAGATCGGCAATTATAATAACATAACAGTTCTACAGAAAAATCATAAAGATAACTATATCAAATATCAAGGCACAGGAAATAACAATAATATAAACATAATACAGAAAACGGATAATGGAACTGGTGCTGGTCATTATCTTGAGTTGGGTAGTATAGGTAATCAGAACACCATTAATCTTACACAGGATAATAATGGCGGTAAGAAGATGTTTGTTGATAACAATGGGTCTGGTAACAACATTAATGTTACACAGAAGAATGGTGGTCAACATTATCTTGATTTAGGATTAACTGGTAACGGTCATTCTGCTACCATTGTTCAAGAAGGTTCTGGCAACCATGCTGCCACGATACGCCTAAATAATTCTGGCGGTTCATCTAATTTGAATCTTAGTCAATCTGGAACTACCAATCAAGTATATTCAATCGAACAAACATGCACAAATCCAGCTGGATGTAGTGTATCGGTGACACAACAATGAAGAAACTAGTCGCATTTATTATTCTTGCATTATTCGTATTCTTGAAGGTGATGGATTATTCACCTGTTGAAATATTGCGACTAAAGACGTTTGACTATTTGCTAACAAGCAAAACGCCAGTCAAATCAGACAATGTTGTTATTGTTTCTATTGATGAAAAATCAATAAAAGAAAAAGGTCAATGGCCATGGTCACGCAAAGATATTGCTGAGACCATGGCGTCTTTGTTCAAGCAGGGCGCAGGAATAGTTGTATTCCCTGTGCTTATGTCTGAAAAAGATAGAATGGGCACTGATGAAATCCTTTCTGAGTTTCTGACGAAACAGAAGGGCGTTGTTATATCACAAACGCCAACAACTCAGAAAGGAAATGGAAATGCAGTTGTTCGTGGATATTCAGCTATTGGTGGCGACGTTCTACCTTACATTGCTAGGTGGAATAGTGTTATCGGTCCTCTACCCGATTTTGGTAAGAATGCTTCGGGCGTCGGGATGGCAGCAACCATTCCTGAAAGGGACGGCGTTGTACGCCGCATCCCTATGCTTGTGGCTATTGGCGAGTCTATATATCCCTCGATGGTTTTGGAATCTATACGTGTCGCTGTAGGATCACCATCGTTTCAAATTAAATCTACAGACGCAGGAATAGAAGCAGTCAGAGTCCGTGGATTCAAACCTCTGACGACTGATTCTAACGGTAGAATATGGCTAGACTGGAACTATCAATTCAATAAGATATCACATACAGATATTGGTAAGACTGATCTTAAAGGTAAGATAGTAATTCTTGGATTGGAAGTAGAAGGTGTTGGCGGAATTATTGCTACACCATTAGGATCGAAATGGTCTCATGAAATACAGGCAATTGGAATCGAATCGGCGATACAAGGTAAGACTCCAGTTCGCTTTGCATTCGCTAATCTTCTTGAAGCAATGAGTATTGCTATTATTGGTATTGCGGTGATCTTACTTACACCGATACTATCACCCGTCGTAACATACTTATTATATCCCATATTTGTTGGTTTGTCAAGTCTTTTTTCTTACTATATGTTCAAAGATTATGGACAACTATGGGATGTCAGTTTCCTGATTGTATCGTTCACTATCGTGTTCGGATACATGGTCATACTAAAGTTCCTCAAAGAACTGTTTCTCAAACTACAGATCAAGAAACAGTTTGGCACTTATCTGTCTCCTGCATTAGTTGAGAAGTTGCAGAAGAACCCAGACTTACTTAAACTAGGAGGAGAAACCCGTGAGCTGTCAATTATGTTTACGGATGTTCGTGGTTTTACTGCTATTTCTGAGCACTATGGTGATAATGTGCAAGGTCTTACGCAAATAATGAATCGCTACATGACGGCGATGACGGAGAAGATTATTAAGAATGAAGGCACATTAGATAAGTATATTGGTGATGCTCAGATGGCTTTCTGGAACGCTCCATTAGATAATCCAAGACATGCTAGAGACGCAGTTAAAACAGCATTGGAGATGTTAGATGATCTGGATTCTTTTAATAAGGAGATCGCCTCTGATGGTGTTCCTCCTTTTGGAATGGGCATTGGTATTAATACTGGCTCTGTTGTGGTGGGTAATATGGGGTCAACACAACGTTTCGATTATACATGTTTGGGCGATTCTGTCAACTTGGCTTCGAGGCTAGAAGGTCAGTCAAAGAATTATGGTGTTCGTTTGGTTATCGGCGAAGAAACTGCTAAACAAATAATGAACGATTTCCATGTCATAAAACTTGATGTGATAGCAGTTAAAGGTAAAAAGATTGGCGTCGGAATATATACAATAATATCAGCTGATGACATTATGCCCGTATATCATGCTACACATAAAGACTTTAGAAAATTCTATGAAAAAGGTGATTGGAATCAAGCGTTAGAATTCCTAAAAGTATTGAATAGCAATCGTGTATTCAATGGAGTTCTCAAAGAATATTATGAAATGATGGAAGAAAGAATATTAGAATATAAAGCCAATCCACCTAAAGATTGGGATGGAACATATCGTGCAACTAGTAAATAATATTCTTTATCTATTTGCTTTTCTTTGTGCTATCTTCGCTGGGCTTTTGCTCTGGTATAGCTTTGGTCCCCTTCTCATCATTGATAACAAAGTCATGAGCTTTTTGTGTTAGTTCTTCGTGTTCCATCTTACGAAGTTGAAGAACTATATTCACTTTTTGATTCAAACGAATGAGATCATTATCAAGCATACGAATACGATCAATGAGAGCAATTAGAGTTTTATTAGCTTCAGACAATACTGGTTTGATTTCTTTTGTTGCCCACACCCAAACGAAATATACGAAATAACCAAGACCAACTGCTGCTACAATAGGAAACCCATACTTACTTATTAATTCTGCGATATTGCCCATCTTTAATCTCTACTCTTCTTAATGCGGCTCTACCATCATTCAGTTCAACTGCTTCAAAAAAAGTGCCTGGTTTAAATGGTAATTGTTTGTTTATTCTCTGATTAGGATTCGGTGTGAAAATCAATTCCTCATCAAATATAACTATATCCGATCCAATCGTTATAGTATATCCGAGATGAGGCATAGCATGTTTATAATCAGTCTCGTCTCGCGTCGTTTTTGCCATCTGCTCTAGCCAATCTATCAACATCGGGTTTTACGCCCATTGCGTTCGAAACCAAAGTATCAATACGGATAACGTCATGATTCATCGTTTTCACACGATTATCGAGGGCAGTAATGATTCCGCTCAGACCTTGCACGGAACTCATTACTCCAGCCAGTATAAATTTCATTGTGAGGAAGATAAAGTATCCACCAGCAATTGCTGCTGCTATTGGGAAGCCGACGTCTGAAATCAGCTTGAATGCACTATTCACGTCCATGGTTGTTTTCCTTTCCTTCTTTTCACAGTTATTTATATTTCAACCAAACGCTAAATAAGGATATAAGATTATGCCAACATATACGTTTCATAACACCAAAACTGATGAATACCATGAGGATTTCATGACGATTTCCTCCATGGAAGAGTATCTCGCGAAAAATCCTCATATCAATATGGTTCCTGCCGCACCGATGATCGTATCGGGTGTTGCTTCTGGACGCAACAAACCAGATAGTGGTTTCCGCGATCTACTCAAAACCATCAAGAAAAATAGCCCTCGTTCAACAATCAACACATTCTAGGAGGTTCCAAACGGCACAGCATCGTTCCATTCGTCGTCATGTTACTTACAGTAATCACAAAAAACGGAGCAATCAAATGATTCCGAACAAAGTAACCGAACTCTTGAACGAACGAACCATAATCGAAGAGGCAGATCGATATTTGTCTCGCCGAGAACGGAAACAACTCAAAAAGAAAAAACCTAAGTCTGTTGCCCTTCCTCATTTATCGTGGATACAACCACAAACTCCCGCTCAGCAAAAAGTATTTGATGCATTTCAGCAAGACAAGAATCTAATCCTGCATGGTGTAGCTGGTACTGGTAAAACCTTTATCGCTATGTTCCTTGCATTAGAAGCAATTCTCACTGGCGACGCGCCTATGCCTATCGTGGTTATTCGTAGCGTCGTTCCGACAAGAGATATCGGTTTTCTACCAGGCAAAGCCGACCAAAAAGCAGCAGTGTATGAAGCGCCATACGCTGGCATCATTTCAGAATTAGTAGATAAACCCTATGACTGGATGAAGCAGAACGGATATATTGAATTTCATACAACTTCATTTCTGCGTGGCACAACATTCCGTGATAGTATCATAATCATTGATGAATGTCAGAACATGAGTGATCAGGAAATCCATACTATCATGACTCGTGTTGGTGAAGGTTGTCGTGTTATTCTTTGTGGCGATTTTGCTCAGAAAGATTATATGAAAGAAGGCAGCGGTATGCCTAATCTATTGAAAGTGGCTGGTCGTATGAAGTCTTTCGAAATTGTAAAGTTCAATAAAGAAGATGTTGTTCGATCTGGTTTCGTTCGTGAGTATATCCTAACTCGTACAGCACTTGACGAAGCGGGATTAATAACGTAAAATAAACACCTATATAATGGTATGAGAATGCGATTTGATTATTCACCACATATTGATTTGCCTAAAGCAAAACAAATCAATTCACCAGCGGGACGTCGTTATCAAACTCCCGCTGGTAGTCTTTATCCTTCCATAACAACTGTTCTTGGTGATCAGCCAGAAAAGAAACGTTCGCTCGCGGAATGGCGCGCTCGCGTAGGCGCGGAAAAGGCACAGGCAATATCTACGCAAGCAGCACGGCGCGGAACTAATCTTCACAATCTCATGGAAAAGTATATCCTTGGCGATGACGTTGATCCTAAAACAGTTCTTCCTTCAACTATCGCGCATTTCAAACCAGTAAGAAAATGTGTTGACAAAAACCTTCAGCTGGTATATACTACTGAAACTTCAATGTATTCTGATTTGCTACGAATAGCAGGAACTGCTGATTTGATCTGCGAATGGGACGGCGAAGTTACGGTGGTTGATTTCAAGACTTCGCGAACTATGAAAACGCGCGAAATGATTCACGACTACTTCCTGCAAGCAACCGCATACACAATCATGTTCGAAGAACATACGGGAATCGAAACCTATAATATCGCTATCTTAATGGTCACGGATGAAGGCGAGTTTCAGGAGTTCCGCGGTCATCGAAATGATTATGTGGCGGATTTGTTGAATGTTCGTAATGAATATGAAAAAAGAGTCTTGACAAATACACTCTAATGATATAATATAAATATATTGTTATCGTTGAAGTTGACGATAGACGGATCGGACGTGGGGGCAGTACCCACCGCCTCCACCATGGATGCATCGTTCTCAAACCTGCTTAGGAAAAGCACCCGAGAACATAGCGCTCACTGTTTTGGTCGGGAAACCATCTACGGTGCATCTTTGATGGGGGCGAAATAGGATCGACGGACGTTGATGCGGAGATGGAGATAACGGGATGATCGCCTCATAGATCAAAAACCATAGGTGCCAACGATAATGTTGCTCCTCGTTACGCTCTAGCAGCCTAACATGAGTTTTCGGTGGGTTTGACTTGGAAACAGAATAAACCCACCAACTTATGCGCCTGAGGGAGAGGCGTGCGCTAAACAAAATATCCCCTCACCTTTTAGAGGATGAAAGCAAGATGATAATGCAAGAACGAATAGATAATTACTGCAAAATCACTGGCTTTCCGAAATCACTCTTCTTGAGTGAAGACGGCAGAGTTGTCGGAACTTGGATTATGGGCAACGCATATGGAGTCCAGTCAGGATATTATGGGGGATATCCAGCTGGATATCTCAAACGCATAAAAGCACTTTTTCCAGACAAACAACGCTGCCTGCACCTATTTTCAGGTAAGGTGGATCAGTCTGCTTTTCCTGGGGATACTGTTGACATAAATGATACATTGCAGCCCACATATGTGGACGATGCTCAATCCCTTGAAAACGTCCCTGTCGAGAACTACGACATAATTCTCGCGGACCCACCATACAGCATTGAGGACTGTGATCATTATCAGACAACGATGGTAAAAAGAAACAAAGTATTACGCGCACTAAGTAAGGCAAACAAGGGGACCCATGTTGTTTGGTTAGACCAAGTTCTGCCTATGTATCGAAAAGAAGAATGGAAAATGGTCGGCGTCATAGGAATGGTGAAATCGACAAATCATCGGTTTCGCGTTGTGACAATATTCGAGAGAACCTAATCAGAGGTCATCATGAAAACATTAGTCTTGACACTAGCTCTATTGTGCGGTATGATTACTTCATCGATTGCTCATGAATGGTGGGGCAACGGAACTGAAGTTGATCCTAAGACAAAGATGAATTGTTGCGGCAAGTCTGATTGTAAGTATATCGATGAAAAGACTCTTATTCGCAGAGTATCACCGCAGGGTGTATATGTAAAGTTTCGAAATCCTATGCCTAAAGAAGAATGGGAAAAACTTTTCGGTTCACTTCCATATAATGAATATATCGAAGCAATTATCCCTCATGTTAGAGTTCAGCCTTCACCTGATGGTAGGTATTGGGCTTGTATAAATTCATTAAGCGATATACTTTGCTATTGGGAACCACATAATGGAGCATAATATGTATGAAAATGAAATTCGCCTACGGCTAGAAATTGTTCGTATGGCGCGTGAACAACTAAAAGATGAACAAGAAACACCACCGACACTACACCAAATTTTGGATCGCTCAAGAACTTTACTAGATTTTGTTCAAGGCAGTTCTGATCCGATGGTAAAAACTGTAACTCAGCTTCTAACCGAAATCGACACACAAACAGGGTGCTAATATGCTTTCATCTGAACAAAAAGTAGAACCGTTTAGCAATTATTCAATAGATAAAATGAAACGAGAACTTTTTTCAGATGAATTAAACAATATATTGATTCTACTAGATCTAAATGAAAATACAGATATCATAAAAGAATATTTCAAAGCTCGTATCAAGCAAATAGACGAAAGATATAACTAAATGTCATTTTATGATGATTGTGGTAATGATAAACCATTGAGCATTATCGCTGGTCCTTGTGTGTTTGAATCAAAGGACCATGCGCTAGAAATGGCTGATCGTTTGCGTAATATAGTCCAAGATGTTGGATTTGTATTAGGGCGACCAGTCAACTTCATATATAAGACGTCCTTCGATAAGGCGAATCGAACATCTGCGGGAGGTTATAGAGGTGCGGGGTTCGATGAAGCGTTTTATGGAATGGACGCCGTCCGTGGATTAGGTATTCCTGTTCTTACGGACGTTCATGACCCCTGGCAATGCGGAGCGACGAATGCTGACATCATACAGATTCCCGCTTTCCTTTGCAGGCAGACTGATCTACTCGAGGCAGCAGCACAGACTGGCAAACCAGTCAATGTCAAGAAAGGTCAGTTTCTTTCACCACAAGAAATGACGAACGTGGTGGAAAAGTTGGAGCATTTTGGTTGCAATAAAATTATGCAAACTGAACGCGGAACAACATTTGGTTATAATAATCTAGTTGTTGATATGCGTTCGCTTGATATTATGAAACGCAACCAATATCCCGTTATCATGGATTGCACTCATGCAGTCCAGCTTCCTGGAGGACAAGGAACATCATCTGGTGGTCAACGTGAATTCGTAGGAACTCTTGCTCGCGCTGCAGTTGCTGTTGGCGTGGCGGGCGTTTTCATGGAGGTTCATAACGATCCTGATAATGCTCCGTGTGACGGACCCAATATGTTAAATCTTGACATGTTCGAAGATCTACTATATGATTTGTTTAAGATTGATCGAGTGAGAAAGGAAATTGATCATGAAAGACGACTTCAAGGAAGACAACAATAAGACGTTTGCTCCTACGCTAGAAGAAAAGCACTACTATCTATTCAATAAAGATTTTAATCATGATTCCTGTGGAGATGCCCTTGCCTTTATCCTAGAACGTAATCTTATGGATAAAGATCGCCCCAAACAAATCAAAATGATTATCAACTCTTATGGTGGCGTTGTTGATGCAGCATTCGCACTTATCGATACCATGAAGGGATCTCGTATTCCAGTCTTTACATACGGTCTTGGTTGTATTGCCAGTTGCGGTCTGATGACATTCATCGCTGGTCAAAAGGGAAAGCGATTCATTACTCGTAACACATCAATTCTTTCACATCAGTTTTCTTGGGGAAACTTTGGTAAGGAACATGAACTGTTTGCTACAGTAAAAGAATTTACCAACACTCAGCAGCGTATCGTAGAACATTACAAACGTTGCACAGGAATGACAGAAAAGAATATCAAGAAATATCTGCTTCCACCTGAAGACGTATGGCTAACGGCAAAAGAAGCAGTTAAATATGGCATCGCAGATGAAATAGTGGAGTGGTATTGATATGGGACTTATAAATGGTAAGGTATGGGGTAATACAAGCGCACTCATTCAGAATTCGTTCGTAGAATTTCATCGGATTAACGCAAAAGCAGGTTATCGTTGTTCGGAGCATAAACATGCACACAAGTGGAACGCTTTCTATGTCATTTCTGGAGAACTTGAAATTCATGTACGAAAGAATGATTATGATCTCACCGACGTCACTGTTCTCAGAGCAGGCGACTTTACTACTGTTTCTCCTGGCGAATATCATTGGTTCAACTGCACCGTCGATTGCGCTGCGGTAGAACTGTATTATCCAGAAGGCATCAGTGAAGATATTCAGCGCAAGAGCGTTGGCGGCGCAAATGTAACGAAAAAGTCACCTTGCGTTTCTATTTGTAAACTCGATGAAGTGACTGGTAAGTGCGTTGGTTGTGGTCGCACTATTGAAGATATTCAAGACTATGGTAACAAGTATCATACTCTCAGAGGTACTGTAACAAAATATGTTATTCAGGATGAGCTGGTTGCAGAAGCAGTAGCAGCAGTTGATAAGGAACGTGGTAAATGAACGAACTCTCTAGTCTTATGTCCTCAAATACTTTCGTGAGTTTGGTTGAAAAGCGAGTTCAGTCACTTGGTATGGGATACCTTGAAGCTATCACCGATGTCTGTGAAACTACTGGGCTTGAGTTTGAAAACGTATCCAAACTTATGACGCCAACTATGCGTAAGCTGTTGCAATCAGAAGCACTTCAACTCAATTTACTAAAACGAACAGGATCTCGGTTGCCAATCTAATGGAAGGCATGAAAGCATATCAGCGTTATCAAGCACTGAGATTACATTTCACATCCGATTACGATTTCATCAAGTATGGCGGCAAGATTCGGCAGATATCCGTCGAATCGTTCATGAAGCGAAAAGATACTTTTTTCTTTCAGCGATTGGAGCGGCGATACAAAGATGAAGAACTCACTGAATACTTTGTTGCCAATTTCGTCTCGCGTTCTGGTATCAAATGGATCGGTGAACTATCTGGTATTGAGTCTGAGAAGGTTTATGCTGCATGGCGTAAACGTATTGAATCATTCTCATATCAGTTAAAGCAAGAACTCATGGATATCGAATGCGATAGTCTTGAAGAACTACTGACACCAAAGAATGGAAGTCACCCTCCACTTCTTCGGTTATATCTGGGAAACAAGATTTCTATTGAAACGGTTCTTGCTTTTGATATCGCTCTTGACGTTCTTAAACTATGGGATGCCAAGATCGAAGACGAGATTGTTTGGTCTGACATATCTCGGCAACTTCACAAATACAAACCGTTCCTAAATGTTGACAAAGCCAACATAAAAAAAGTGATGAGGAGTGTATTTAAGTCTTGACTAATGCATCAATTTTCGATAACAAAAAAGTGATGAAGGAGTGTAATTAAGTCTTGACATTAGCAGTCAAAACGAATAATATATACTCATACGTTATGAATCATGTGGATAAGACGAAACACAAACTATACGGAGAATACAAATGAATGAATCTTTCTCAGCCCTCAAGCGGTCCCGCACCTCTTCCCTTGACAAGTTGTCTCAGGAACTCAACAAACTGGCGAATCCACAAGCGCAGTCATCTTCGGGTGATGATCGCTTCTGGCAACCAGAAGTTGATAAGGCAGGTAATGGTTATGCCGTTATTCGCTTTCTTCCTGCGGCACAGAACGAAGAACTCCCTTGGGTCCGCATCTGGAATCATGGTTTCCAGGGTCCAGGAGGCTGGTACATCGAGAACTCTCTTACGACTTTGAATCAGCAAGATCCCGTTGCTGAAATGAACTCAAAGCTGTGGAACTCAGGCAACGATAAGGATAAGGAAATTGTTCGCGCGCGCAAGCGTCGGCTAACTTATATTGCAAATATCCTTGTCGTAAAGGATCCTTCTCATCCAGAAAACGAAGGTAAGGTATTCCTTTACAAGTTCGGTAAGAAGATTTTCGATAAGATTAATGAAAAGATGAATCCTCAGTTCGAAGATGAAACGCCAATGAATCCCTTTGATTTTTGGGAAGGCGCTAACTTCAAGCTAAAGATTCGCAAGGTTGAAGGTTATCGTAACTATGATAAAAGCGAGTTTGAAGATGCTTCAGAAATTGCTGAAGACGAATCAGACATTGAGGCAATCTGGAAGAAGCAGCATTCGCTTCAGGCATTCCTTGCGCCAAGCAACTTCAAGTCTTATGATGAACTGAAGAAGCGTTTGGATAAGGTATTGAATGGATCTGCTGCCGCGCCTAGTCGTGACAGTGAAGATGAAGGCTTTGAACCAGCACCTCGTGCTTCAGCTGCACCTTCCGTTGGTAAAACTGCACCAGCTCCAAAGCGTGCTTCAAATGATGATGATTTGTCGTTCTTTGAAAAGCTGGCAGAAGATGATGATTAATCGTGGGCTTTCCTTTCCTTTCACCTACGATTAAACTGGAGGGGAGCAGAAATGTTCCCCTCTTTTTTTATGCTGATGCCGTTGGTGCTGCAGCGCGTTGATTTGTACACCATTTAATAAAATCACCAATGCCCTGACCGCCAAGTTCGTTTGCTGTTGGTAGAGCAGATATAGGACCAGTTGGATGATTTGGCAGATCGTCACTATATTCTTCAGACTGATTATTATTATATACTTCAGGTTGCATATTCTGCATCTGCATTTGCATCATATTGAAATTCATAGAATCAGTTTGACGCGATTGATATTCAAGACCAGATCCTTTTAGATCTGGTTCAGCTGGACCACCTCTACCGCCAGCTGCTGGTCCTTGTCTTATGTTAACGGTTTCTGTTGTGTCTCTACCCTTAATCCAGCTCATAGGATTCAATGCGCTTCTTTGCGTTTGGCTTTCGAATGAAAAATTAGTAGCATTATCATCACCAACACCATAATCTGGAGATTTTACGTTTCTATACCACCAAGCAGAACCCTTTCCTTTATTCTTTTTTCCTTCTTCAGTAGCCAAATATTTTCTATATTCATCAATCAATTCTTGATTTTTATTAATACGTTCTACAAGTTGTAGATCTGTCAACAGTTCAGCACCAGGAATCAATCCAGTTTCTGTTCGTTCTCTATTACCGCCAAGTCTTCTAGCAGATGCTATTCGCGCGTTTCGAATCTCTTCTAGTTCTTCTGTGCTAACTTGTTTTTCTTTTGCTACTTTGTAAACTTCATCTTTAAGTGCTTCGAAGAAATCTTCACCCTTAACAACTTTTCTGCCTAATGATCTTCCGAGAATACCACCAGCTTCGGCTCCAGCAAGACCGCCAATCAAAGAGCCCACAACAGGAACAGGAATAAGATTACCAACCATAGCACCAACATTAGCACCAAGATATGTTCCTAAAGCATCAAAGATAGAAATATAAAAATCCTTTCTAGTGTCTTCGATTTCTTTATCATTTCTTTGATCTGGCGGTCGACTCATCGCTTCATAATGTCGCATAAATGCACTGGAAACAGTTGCAACAGCCATTACCGCCCCAAGACCGCTCATAACTTTATTGGCGATGCCACCATCAAAACCTAAAACGCCTTTGGCTATTTTAAGAGTATTTTCCGTTGCAGCCTTGAAAGCAGCTTTTACCTTTGGCGTCATCTTTTGTGGTGTTCCAGGAGCAACTGCTGGTGGTGTTCTGCCAGGAACGTTTGTTGTGACGTTACCGTATCCAGGTCCAGTTAGTCCGAATCTACCTGTTCCAGTTCCAGAAAGACTACCTATATTTTTCCCAGAAACTCCCGTTTTAGACGGCTCCCACGCCATAGAAACTCTGGCAGTGGGTTTTCCAGGAATTTCTAGATTGATTGGAGGCGCGTTACGAGGAACTCTTTGCGGCTTTCCTGGTGGTTTTGGTTTATTTGGTTCTTGTGTTGGTGTTCTTGTTTGTTGTGGTGTTCTTGTTTGTTGTGGCGTTCTTGGTGTTGTTGTTCTTGGTTTATTTGGTTCTTGTGTTGGTGTTCTTGTTTGTGGTGGCGTTTTTGGTTTTGGTTTTCTAGTATCAGGAATAACAGGAGGAATAACAGGAGGACCGCTGGGAAGATCAATTCCTTTCCCCGCTACTCCAGGACCGAAAGGTTCTGCTTCACCGCCGATGCCGCCGCCAGCAAAATCAAATGATATTGCTTTCAATGCCGCTAGAAAATCATTTCTACTGGATTCAATTTCTTTACGAAGATAGGTAAACTTAAATCTAATATTCTTTTCTAGATTTGTTAGATCACGGATTACAGCTTTGAATCCGTCTACAGTTTTTTCTGAAGACTTTCTCAGATCTGCAAATGAATCATTAGTTTTGCTTAGAAAAGAAGAAAAATCAGATATAGCAAGTTTCAGCATATCACTAGATACTTTAACTACATTATCATTAGCTGCTGCAGCAAATACGCTTGGTCTAATGTAATTATCATTAGAAGCAATAGTTGGTAATGCCATCTTAGAATGCCCTTGCGAATGCGCCGAAGAATGAAGTGGCGACTATTGGAAATTGATTGAGATTGCCGCCATCCACAGTTCTTGCTCTTGTTATTGTTTTTGTGTTGTTTATTATAATAGGTTTAACCCCTCCCATCGCAGGCATTCCAGCGCCCATCATAAAACCAAACATTTGTGCTAAACCAAACAAGGGAGAACCAACAAACGGATTCATTTGCATTGTAGGAATACCAGCTGTAGCAGATTGTGATGCTACCTGACCTCCAGGACCAGGAACTGCTAGTGTGTTTCCTGGACCAGCAATTGGTTCTGTTGCACGAGCTCCTTCTTCTGCTGGAACGGTTGCTGCAGAACCACTAATCATACCAAGAGGATCAACTGGTGATCCATTTTTACGAATTTCGAAGTGTAGATGCGGACCAGTTGACATACCAGTGCTACCAACGAGACCAATAACCTGCCCTTGTTTTACTGGTTGACCAACAGAAGTTCTAAATGTATGTAAGTGGGCATACCGTGAGGTTGTTCCATCTGAATGCTGCACTTCTACCATATTACCATAACCACCAGCAACACCTGCACGAACAACAGTACCGTCTGCTGTCGCTTTTACTGGAGTTCCTGTTGGTGCAGCATAGTCGACGCCAGTGTGCATCCTACGAGTTTTCCTGATAGGATGAATACGATAACCAAACTTACTTGATATTCTAGCGCCATCTACTGGAGATGTATATCCAGAAGAAGTGCCTGTAGGAGATCCTGGTGGTGCAGCAGGATTAGCAGCAGCATTAGCAGCTGGACCATCTACAGGAACGTTTGGTTGATTAGCTAGTGATGTTGGAGAGCCAGTTGGTGATCCTACAGCAGATTGTGCAGTTCCTAAAAATTGTAAGTATTTGCCTGATTTGTAAACGCTCCAGGCTTTAAATCCTTGCTGTTGAAAAATTTTTCTAGCAGCCATAGCATTAATTTTAGGATCTTTAAGCTGTTCGTTGGTTTGAATACCAAAAAGACGTCTTCGTTCAGGACCCAACCTATCAATCATATTAATTTGCCATAATCCGTATGAATTATCTCCAGTAGATCTGTTTGGATTATGTGCATTAGGATTGCCGCTTGATTCGGCTGCCCCTATAGCACCCATAATTGCAGCTTCTTGGTCATTGAACCCAGCTTCTTTTGCTAATTGAACCATCCGCGAAACGCTTAAAATGTTTGTTCCGCGGGCGCCACCTACATCACCAAACCCACCTCCAGGAGTAGCTGTGCCAGAAAGAGCTTCTGCATTAATAGTTGCCGTTTGTGCTTGTTGTCTTTGTCCTGCTCCTAATGGCGCTTTATCGCCTCGAATGGCTTTTACAATAGTCATACCCTCAGTTCTTTGTTTATGAGGATTGACTTCACCATGTCCATAAACTTGAGTATCGGAATACCCAAGCATTTTAGCTAGTTTTTTAGCAGCCTCTACTTGTACTGGTAAAATGTCACTATCGTCTTTAGCAATAACTTCGACACCTTCTGTATTGGCATTCGAAAGTCCTTCACCAACGCCTTGGCCATTTTTCATATGCTGACCACGTCGACCAGAAGGAAGAACTTGATATATTTTTCCTTCTCGATCAATAATGAATTGCGTTGGGAAATTGCGTTGTTTGAATACGTTTATGATACCGTCAGCAGTACCGCGTCCTGCTGTATGATGAATAATAAACCCTTCTCTACCAGACAAACTGCCAAAATTAAATAATCCTTGAGTTTTATTTGTTAAATCGATTACTCCAGAAAGATTAGCAGCCCCAGCTTGTTGTCTATTGATAGAAGGTGCTTCGCCTGACGGCGTTTGTTGTCGATTGTTGTTGTTTCCACCAGCAGTATCGGGTTTTGCTCCCCCACCAAAATAAAATTTATGTAAAGCTGCTGCTCCAGCAAAACCAACGCCAGCACCAATACCAGCAGCAGCAATACCTAATCCTTTTGTTACAGCACGACGTCTTGCTATACGACCAGCGCGTGCTCGAACTTCTGCTCCGCGAGCGCCACTACGATAATTTGTATCACCACCTTGACTTGGACTTAATACTCCTCCGCCTTGTCTTGTAGCTTGACCAACTGTTCTTGTAGCACTCCCACTATTTGCACGAGATCCTCCAGCAGCTGGTCTAGAAAGCGAAGCACCGCCAGATCCCGATCTTGATGATCCTTTTTTTGATGGTGATTTAAATGATGGTTTTGCTTTTGCGCCGCCAGCACGAGTTGCTTGTTGTGTGCCAGTAAGTTTTGCTATAACGGCATCTTGAAACTCTTTCTGTTGATCCTGTATCTTACGCATAGTAAGATCGGTTTCGTTGGCAAGAGTTGTTATCGTGTCTGTTAATTTACCAAAAAACTTTGGATAAAGATCTTGAATCTTTTCCTGATTTTCTGAAACGCTTCTAATTAGATTGTTAGATTCTTTAAGTTTCGTCCGAACGGGACCACCAAAATTATCATTAGCAGCTTTGACTATGCGCGAATAGGACGGAAGTGCTCCCCGTAGCATATCTTTTTGCGTGCTTGATATTGGCATTTAATTTCTCTGTAACTGTTGTTCTTGTTTTTGTTTCAGTTCTTCAAGATAATCAAGCAGGAGTTTTACATAAATCTCCCTTTCCCACGGAATCATTTCTTCAAGCTCAGACAAACTATATTTGTGATGTTGCATTAACGAAAAGTTTGTCTGATAATAATTCATCAGTGTATTGTGAGAAAGGGTCATCAGAAAAAATCTGACAGCCCCTCCATCTCAACTGAATCTTCTTGACCACATCCAACACACTTATAAGAAAACTTGTGGCGCAACTTCGGCATAGTATTAAAGAATTCGGTAATCTTTTCAAACTGCTTACTATTCAATCCTTCAATAAATTGCACAGAATCTTCAATGTTATCTGGATCATACACTTCATCCTGATCGAACACACATTTAATGCAAGAGGCGAGCATACGAATTTCATCTTCGCCTTGTGATATTGAAGCTATACTGTCGATAGTTGGATATTTCATTTCAATACCCATTTTATCATCTAGCATAATTTTAGTTGTATGACCTTCCAGCTTTTCTACCTTTACATTTTCAAGATTAATATCAACAGGAGTTACTGCTTCACATGGTTCACCTTTATAATTTACTGCACCATTGTGACGATATTCCATCTTGATAATTTCGCCAACAGACTTAGCACGAATATTCAAAAACAAATATTCAATATCAAAGTATGGCAGCTTTGAAGCGTCAAGGTTTCCATCAACACAGGAAACGACAACGTCCTTTACCGCATCAATCATTACGCTTTCTTCAGCTGCTTGTGCAGCCATAAGCAATACTTTTTCTTCCTTTACTAGAAAAGGTCTGAATGAAACCTTTTCTCCTGTTGAGGGAAGTGTAACAGAAAATTTAGGAATAGCAACTTTCGGTAATGCCATAATTTACTCCATTTCAGTTTATGTTATCTTCGAGCAGAGCGATCACTCTGTAATTTAGTTTTATCATTATAAGTGGTATGTGCTTCGGTAGCATACCTATAGCGCATTTCTACGGTTAGTCTTGCATATCCTTCATCACCCCAAGACATTGCAATATCATTTACAGAAATAGGAAATGCTTCTTCAAGAAAAATTGAATACTGCAATTCATATCGATCTCTTAGTTGTGCTGCTGGAACTGATCCAGATTGGTTCGGTAAAGGCGTCAGTGAAGCAGGGGTCTGTTGATTATTTACTTGTTGACCATTTAAATCTCTTGATGTGTTTGATGTGTTTGTTGGTGTAGGATTAGAATATACATTAATCATTACAGTGCCAATCATGTCATCGTAATATCTAGTATCGAACATTCCAACATATGGACCTTCTGCAAAAGATTTACGATAATGTCCTAGCCCATAATCTTGCCAACGCATAAACATTTCGCGTTCTCTATAATCTTGACTTAGGATAATAGTCATTGTACAAGGCTGATATGACGAAAGATAAGGTAACTGGCGAGGCACGCCGTGATATCTTTGTTCTATCGTCAACATATTTCTGCCAGGAAGATTCAAACTTTCAATTCTATATGGTACATCAGTAGAACCATAAGTATTTAGAAGTTGAGACATTCCAGGACCAGAAAGAACATATCCTTCAAAGTAATTTGTGCGACCAATTCCACTCTTGGCAATTCTTGAGTTAAATTCGTTGATATTAAACGGCATTATGCTATCCTGTTTCTGCTGTCGCGATAGATCGCGTTTTTGTTAGAACCAACAAATCTATCGAGCGGCAAGAACAACGCCATTTCCCATTCACTAGGCTCGATGTAAAAGAATTTTGTTCTTACATGACTAATAAGATATTTCTTTATACATGGACGAAAAAACTTATACTTTGATGCCTGATTTAGCACGTTATATGATATACGCAATCTGGTAGTTTCATCCATATTATCATTTGTTGCTGTATCATAAAGTGCATCCATCAACCGTGCGCGTAACGGAAGAGGAAGATAATGAACATTAATACCAATGAACGAACCGCCACTAGATGCCTGACCGCCAGTTCTGCCTGAACCGATTGGAAAAATTAATGGATATCTATCATAATACGGAAGCGTGTCTTTTCCTTTTGGATCATACTGAAACAAATACATACGACCAATCAACGGACTAGTAGTTAGACGTTCAGAACTACTACGAATCATTCTGCTAGGATTAGCAGTTGTATTGCGTGCGGCTGTGCGAAACCAGTTACGACTGTCTCGTTTCACCGAAGGCGTGATACCTTGTGTGGATGCTCGTTTCAGTATTCGATCAAAGACGTATGCTACCATGAACCCTATTTATATCAAAACTTCACGTCTTTCTCGGTTAAGACAACAAACTCCCAATTACGATCAGCGCAAAACTCTTTTGCCGCTTCCCATTTGGCATTGTTGATACCATAAGTCGCCACTTCTCGGAGATATTTCTTGGTGATTCGTTGTCCATCTTTACGAACTTCGGGAGGCACAGATTGCGAACGAGGCTTAATCTCAATCATTTTAACAACAGTTTTGCCCTCGCGGTCGCGCATGCGCACGATGAAATCGGGAAAATATCTGTGCCATTTACCATCTAACGGCGATTTATATGGCACAAACAATTCTTCGCTTGCCCATTGTAGCACGTTAGGATTTTTATCAAGATATCCCATGAATCTCAATTCCCACGACGAACGATACACTATGTTCGTGGGATTGCCTTTATATTTTTCGGGATATCGCGGACTGAATCTTCCTTTATAAGTAGCCATACCTTTATGTATTCCGTATAAATAGTTGCAGTTTCTAACAAAGGAATAATAAATGGCGCGCGGAGCAGCTGCATTAGCAGCTTTAAGAAGTAGAGCAGGATCAGTTGCACGATGGTTAGGTGTTGGTGTGGCTGCAGGTGTTGCAATATATGCTGCACAAAGAGCATTACAAGGCACATCTAATGCTAGTGCTGCCGATCCTCGCGGAACGTATCAGTTTCCAAATGACTTAGAAATGCACGGCAACTGGATGAGTCTAAGAGCATATCAGTCTACATTTATGAATAATTCTGCAGTCGCAAATTTGGCGGGTGTGACAGGAATATCAACAGTGTTAAGCCTCGCAGGGCTAGGAAATAATCCAATATCATTAGGATCAATTCAGAATATGGCAGGAACTGTTAATCTGCCGCTTCCAGCCAATTTATCAAATGATCTAGATCCTTCATACGAAGAAAAATCTCTAAAAGACCTCATTACGGGCGCGGCGGCAAGCAGCCTGTCAGCGCTGACGTCAGCCAGTATGCAAAAAGCTGCTGGGGTGGCGGCAGGCGCGGGAAACATTATGGCGGCTGCTAATGCCAAAGCAATAAATCCAATGAATGTTGTTCTGTTCACTAACATAAATTTTAGACAATATTCATACAGCTGGAAACTTTCTCCAAAAAACCAAGCAGAATCTGGTTCTATCAGAAATATCGTACGATATTTGCAATGGGCTTCTGTTCCAGCATATTTTGGTGGTGGGCTTCTATTAGAATATCCTCATTATTTTATGATCAGTATCTACAAAGATGGTTATCTACATAAATTTCAACCAGCAGTTATTGAACGTATCAATGTAAACTATCACGGTTCTGGTGCATTCTATAAAAGAGGTGAAGGAAATCAAAACGAACCAGCACCAGCAGAAGTAGAACTTCAGATTTCGTTCAAAGAAGTAGCGATCGTTACAAAAGATTGGCTTAATCAGTCTGGGCAAGGACCAGGATAATGCTTTATTTCACACCATTCCCAAAACGGCAATATCAACTAAACAAAAGAACGGCGTCACAGGAAGTCACCGATATTACTCGGAGATTTACTCTTGATTCGTTTCTGAGAAATAGTCAAGTAGTATATGACGAATATCATGTTCAAGATGGCGAAACGCCAGATACTGTTGCTTGGGATTATTATCGTGATCCTACTATGGATTGGTTGATTCTTTTAGTAAATCAAATCAAAGATCCATATTATGATTGGCCACTTTCATACGAAAAATTTCAATCATACATAAAACAGAAATATGGTAGTGTAGAAACCGCACTAACAACTACACATCACTACGAATGGATCATATCAAAGTCGACCGAATATCAAACTGAAGACGAAACATTTATTGTTCCAGAACGAACACTAATAGTTGATCGAGCAAAATATCTTACTCTTGTCGCTACTGATCGTAGAGACGTAAAGATATATGATTATGAACACGATCTAAATGAATCGCGTCGAAAGATATATCTACTAGATCTACATCTGCTTGAACAAATTAAAGATTTACATCCAATCATATTTGACCAAGGACTATTTGTTAGATGAGTGCACCAGGACAAGCGGCAATACAATCATTTACTGTTAATGGAGTTGATGCTTCTGATATGGTTCAGGAGATTCATCTCGTTGAGAGCATATATACACAATGTGTTACTGTAATTGCTACTGTATTTGACGCAGGCGGATTTCAAGAAAAAGCAAAGCTAAAAGATAAATTGGCTAAAGTATCACTTAAAGTTCTTGATAGCGCACAATCTCCTATCGAACTTAATCTTCGAGTTGCTCAGGTATTTGATCGTTCTAGAACCGCTAAGGGCGGCGAAATGATCAAGATACGTTGTCATCCTTATGAGATGTTAAAGAACCCTGAAAAGAAAATCACTAAAACGTATGATGATCAAAAGGTATCAGATATCGAAAAGAAAATTTTTGAAGAGTATATCAAAGGATCCGATACTAAAAAGAAAGACGTTGATATAGAAGATACTGAAGGTAAATCGAAATATTATAGCACCAATAAAACGCCGCTTCAGGTTATGAATTGGGCTAATAAAAACGGCAAGAGCGCAAAGAAACCAGGACAACGACTATTTTATCAGACATTGCAAGATGGATACAAAATTAAGTCTATCGAATCTTTGATTGAAGATAGTTCTTCAGCAACCACTATTGAACGTAAGACTGTTAATCTTGGTGAAAATCAAGATATGTCTAATAGTGTTAAGAGCTGGTATGTTAATCAAGATGGTGATGCAACAAACGATCTAAATGGAGCATCAGGGACAAGAACTGTATATATCGATCCTAGAACTGGAAGACGAAAAGAAGTTGAACGCAAAGGACAAAATGGTGAAGTATCGGAAGAAAAATATGTTTATAGATATTTCTTAGATTCTGAATCAAATTTTCAAAGAGCTCGGGCGGGAGAAGATGTAGGAAAAAACAATGAAGAAGGCACCAAGAACGAAGCATCTCGCGCGAAGGGTCATAAACTAGATAATAGAGTTATCACAGTAACTGTTCCTTTTCTTACTAAGTATAAGGTTGGTGAGAAAACTACGTTTAATGTTGCTGCTACTGGTGACACTAAAGAAAAAGATTCTCGTTCGGGAACATATCTTATTACTGGCCATAAAGTTAGGATATATCTAGATAAAGAAACTGGAACGCCTGCAATTAAAGGTGAAAGTATATTAGAACTTAAATCGGTTGTTGATGCCGACAAGGAGTCATAAGAATGAGTTTCATGTCATCTCTTCGTGGTATTTGGTATGGACAGGTTGTCGATAGAGGAACAGGACAATATTCTGGCAAAAAAGATAACTCCAAACTTGGCACATGTAAAGTAAGAATTACTGGATTAGATAAACCAGATCTACCAGCAAAAGAATGTCGTGATGCACAAGTTGCTTTACCTGTAACATCCGCTGCGATTAGTGGTGTTGGCGCTTCTCCTACTGGACTTGTAGAAGGAACTTGGGTTATTGGTATTTGGTTTGATGGAGAAGACAGCGAACAATGTCCATTGATTATTGGTTCACTTCCACACATTCAGCAGAAAAAGAATGATCGTGGTAAAGAAACTGTCAATAACAAATTGAATATGGGTAAGTAAATGCCATCCATTACAGTCAATAAGCAAACTACAACTAACACAAAACCGACCATCACTGGAACGGTTGAATTTAATCGTTCTAAAAACGAAACGATAAATGTTCGTTTGAATTATGTAACATATGATTTGTTTGGCGGCAACTTGGGAATAAAAGAATATATTGATGTTGTTCGTCCTACAGAGTGGATATTACAGTTAGATGATCCAATAAGCCCAGGCGTTTATGATATCGAAGCGTATGTATTAGATTCTACTGGCAAAATCATTGCTTCCGATGAAACTGTAAATGAACTTATAATTAATACTATTCCAGTAAATCAACAGCCTAAACCTAAGAGTTTGGCTGAAAAGTTGCAGGCTCTTGCGGCACTACAACAAGCAATGAATATACTTTCAGCAGGATCAGGCGCTTCGGTGGGAGGTCCGCATCCTGCTACAAATGATGATTCATCTACGCATCTTCATGCTCGTGGTAAAGAAGAATCAAATAAATCTGCTGAAGAACGCGATTACCAAAGAAAAAAAGCGACTGATGCAGCAAGACAAGATAAGAAGCCTAAGAATAAAACAATTAAACAAGAAGGAGATGATCCACCTGAACCTCCTCGTAGACCTGAAGAATTGCAAGAAACTGCTGCCGACAGAGCTGATCAAGAAGAAGGGCGAGCCATGATAGAAAACGCCATAACTAGTTCTGCTCTAGAAAATATAGGCGCACCACCATTACCTTATTTTCCTCCTTCCTCTGTATCGCCTGCTGGTATAGCGCCAGATGTAGGAGCATCTACAACTCAAATCGGAACACCGACACCTTAAAGGATATTTTAAATGGCTATTACTCAAGAACAAGCTATAAACTTTGCAAAAACTTCGGGCGTTGTTCCTCCTGGTCAAAATTTTACTATAGGTAATCAACAATTTACAATGCCATCATCTTCATCTGCTGGACCCGCAGGAACAACATCAACTTCTTCTGGTGGTAAGAAATACGGAGAAAGTAAGCCTGGAGATGGATATTCAAAGCAAGAATGGCACGGCACAAAATTGCTTGCGCGCAGCGAATCTGGCGTTGAAATCCGTATGGGAGATACTCCAGGAAACAGAGAATTTTTCATTAAGCATCCAAAAGGAGCATATATTCATATTACTGATAAAGGTAATGTAGATTTTAGAAGTCCAGGCGCACACGCAGAAATTAATATGGATAACAGAACTATTCGTATTATGAAAGACATGACTATGGAAGTAGATGGAAATATCTCACTCAGAGCGCCAAAAGGCGAACTATTGTTAACTGGAAAATCAATTGGCATAAAATCTACTGGCGGTAACATTGATATAAATTCGGCTAAGAATATTACTCAGGAAACAGGAGAGTGGTCTACAAACGCTAGAGGTAAAGTTAACCATACTACTGGTGCTCAACATAATCATACTGTTCACGGCGAAGCGACTTTAACTTATAATGGTGGTAAAAAAGATTCTACAACAGGAGATTCTATCACATCAGTAAGTGGTGACAGCGTTAGTATGACTGGCGGTGAACATTCTGTTCAGTCTGCTGGAACAATGGGGTTTGGCGCTGCAGAAATAGGTATTGCTTCAACTCGTCAGACTACAATTAATGCTGTTGATGGAAACTTGACTTTGAATACAGGTGCTGTTGGTACGTTCGAAGCAACTGGTAAGTTGCAGCAGAAAGGCGCGCAAGTGTCAGTTGCAGGTGATACTTATATTGGTCAGGAATCTCTAGGCGCAACGGTAGGACCTAAAGTCGCAACAGTTAGTGGTCCTGCAGATAAAGCGTTTGCTAAGGTATAAAACTATGAGTGCAGAAACAGATAAACTGATTGATGAATATCTAAGATCGCGTAATGTTCCTTTGCTAGGATTAGGAGACGAATACATTTGGGATGGTAAAACGCACATATACTGCGAACATCTATTTCCTATATTAGATATTGCTGAACAGTATCCACAGTGCATGCACGCAAATAACTGTTTTGCTATTGTTCGTGATCAACAACCAAAACTTACTCAACCTATCAAAGAAAATAATAGGCTTGCACTAGCAGCACAAATAGCAGCTAATCCAGCAACGTTTTCCGCATTATCTGGATTAATGTCTCAGCTTCCAGGTATAGATAAGGCAGTAGATGCAGTTAAAACTGTTATAAACAACACTGCGAAACAAGTTCCAGGAAAATCTGGTCCAGCCGCTGATATAGTAAATAAAATTACTCAAGTCAATGCGCTGATGAACACTGCGCTTAAAGGACCAACATCACTTATATTTTCTACAATCATATCTAATCTTGCTAAAGGATTTCCAGAAGGTGGAACTGGAAAACTACCAGCTAACACATCAACATTACAACAAGAATTGCAAAAACTTATAGCATCAGCGAACAATCCAACTGCATATGGTGCACAGTTTAATAGAATGGCAGCTATGTTTCCACAAGTAAATATCAATAATCTTGCTGCAATGGCATCGCATTCTATTGGTAAAAAAAATCCACAGGCTTTGATTGCGGCTATTCCACAACTCGCAAGCCTTGCTGGTTCGGCACTAAAAATGCTTACTAATGGCACTAAACACGCAACAGAACAACCACAACCTGAAAAGAAAGTTCCACCTGCGCCTAAACCTAAACCTCTAATCGAACCTAAGAATCTATTTGCTCCTAGTGCGGGTGGTAGTTCTGCAGCTATGTTAAATGGACCTGTAGGCGCACTCATGGGTATAGCCGCAACTGTAGTCAGTAATTTTAATCAAATGTCGCCAAGCCCACAAACAACATCAGCAGGAACTCAAAAACTAACAGGAACTGCGAATACGGTATATCATGGTTCGGGTCAATATCAGCCTATTGTTCAAGATAGGCGAGCGCAAGAAATGTTAGAACTTAGTCATGAGATAGAACAGCTTCAATCCGAAATCTCTAATTCAGTTGATTTAGAAAAAATTACAACTCGAACCGAAGCTGAACTTCGCGAAATATACCCTGCATTAAACGAATCGACCACAGTAGCTGAACTGATAGTTGCTATTGAAGAATGGGAAACAAATAAGTATATTAAAGAAATTCGTGATCAGTTTCCCAATTTAAGTTAATATTGACCCATCGTTACATAACTCATTATATCGTATAATCTTTGATTTGTCAAGATCTTTTTTATGAATAAATAAGCCTAATAGGAAAAATAATAAATGGCTGACATAAGAAAGAAACCACCAGGCAAATCACAGATATTATATCGTGACTTCGATATAGGATTCCGTCGCCATCCAGCGACGGGAAAACTATTGCTGAAGCGAAACGATGATTCTGTTAAGCAAGCTCTAAAGTATCTCGTTCTTTCAAACAAATATGAAAGACCATTTTCACCAGAATTTGGCACTGATCTAAAGCGACATTTGTTCGAAAACTTTACGCCTTTTACGTCAGAAAATTTGAAAGTAGCAATCGAAACTGCTATAAAGAACTTTGAACCTAGAGTATCTATAGATGATAATGGACAAGGTCAGGGCGTTTTTGTATATCAAAAAGAAGATCAGAACGAACTTTTTGTAACAATTCGTTATACAAATAAAGTCACATCTACAGTAGCAGATCTAAACATTAATCTGGATAGGATTAGGTAATGGCAGAAAATAATCTAAACGTCTCGGGCGTAAATTTCGACGAGATTAAAAATAATCTTAGAAACTTCATAGCCGCCAAACCTGAATTTGCGGATTACGATTTTGCTGATTCGGCGCTGAACACGCTTCTTGATCTACTTGCATACAACACATATTACAACGCATTTTATGCTAATATGGCAGTGAACGAATCGTTCATTGACACAGCACAATTTTATGACAACGTTGCTTCACGTGCAAAAGCATTAGGCTATACTATCAATTCCGCACGTGGTGCAACTGCTAATGTTAAAATCATTTTTGCTGGTAGTACTGCTAACGCAACATTCCGTTCTATTGTTGTTCCTAAGAATACTCGATTTAATACTCTTGTGAACGGAGTTTCTTATGGGTTTGTAACGCCTCAGACATATACTATACCAGCAAACACAACAAATGGTTTTGCTGCACATATTAATATCGTAGAAGGCACGCCTCTAACACATAATTACTACTTTGATCGTACAGCCAACACTGCATTTGTTCTTCCTAATGTTGGCGTAGATACAACTAGTATTTCTGTTTCAGTCACCACAAGTGGCAACACACAAGTCTATCAGCGTGCAGATAATATTCTTACAGTGAATTCAAGTTCTCAGGTATATTATGTTGATGCTGATCGCGATCAGAAATACAAAGTATATTTCGGTGATGGTATTCTAGGCAAATTACCTGCAACTGGTAGTAATATTGCTATCGAATATAGGGTATGTAATGGATCTACAACAAATGGTGCAAACACATATGATATTGTAGATTCAACAATTAGCAATCAGGTGGGAATTGTTATTGTTCCTGTTGGTCGTGCTAATGGTGGTTCTGCTATCGAAAGTATAGAGTCTGTGCGATTCAATTCTGTTCGACATTATGCTACTCAAAATCGTAGCGTAACTGCTGACGATTATGAGCGTCTTGTTCTTCGTGATAATCCAGACGTTTCTGCTCTTACTGTTTGGGGTGGCGAAGAAAATGATCCTCCAATTTACGGTAAAGTGTTCATGGCACTAAAACCTAAAGTTGGAAGGTTCTTTTCTGAAAATCGTAAAAGGAAAATCGTTGAACAAATCAAAAAATATAATATTCGTACAATCGACGTTGAAACCACCGACCCAACATATCTATACATTCTTCCTGAAATTACTGTAAGATATAATCCAAATGATACAACAAGAACTCCTGGAGAATTGGCTGCTGCTGTTGCAAATCGAGTTGTTTCATTTGAATCAGAATATCTTTCGACGTTCTCAAAATCATTTAGGTTTTCACGGTTCCTAGAATATCTTGACTCCACCGATCGTGCGATATCTGGCACAAATGCTATTATTCGTTTGCGTAAAACGTTCTTCCCTAATTTGACTGGGGTGAACACTTACACAATTAACTTTGATAATGCTATTCAGCGACTTGGTTCTAAAGAACTCGTTTCTGGCGTCCCGCGCCATCCTGGATTTGGTTCTGTAACATCATCTACCTTTACTTATGCTGGATACGGTTCTTATTTCGATGATTCTGGTTTCGGTACGATTCGAATTTACTATCCTTCAACAACAGGAAGATTGAATAGAGTCTATACCAATTACACTGCAGGATCTATAGATTATGATACAGGAACAGTCACTATAAATAATTTTGTTCCTTCTGCTATTCCTGGAGGAAATGGTTCTGAGATATCAATTATCGCCGCTCCACTTTCACCAAACGTGACGCCCATAAGAAATCAGATTCTTTTGATGTCACAAAGTGAAGTAAATGTTGTTGATGATACTACAGGAAAAACAGTTGCTGTTTCTAGAAATGTTGATACATTTGGTCAAACTGCAACAATCATAACACCATCAGTAAGGTTGTATAACTTCTAATGGCTATAGTCGGCGGCACAGAACTACTCAGAAAGATCTCATCGCAGGTCGAATCTCAGTTTCCTTCCTTCATTCGCGAGGAAGGACCAAACTTTGTCGCCTTTCTTAAGGCATATTTTGAATATCTTGAGCAAACTGGTAATGCTACTGATGCTATCCGTTCGCTTGAAGACTTACAAGATATCGACAGAACTGTTGATAGTTTCGTAGAATATTTTCGTCGCGAGTTCTTACTTAATATTCCTGAATCTGCTCTTGCCGATAAGCGTCTGCTTACAAAACATATCATTCAATTTTATAAGAGTCGCGGTTCGGAAGAATCATATAGATTCTTGTTCCGAATTCTTTTTGATAGAGAAATAGAACTATACTATCCTGGAGAAGATATTCTTCGCGCATCTGACGGCAGATGGGCCAAAGAAAGCAAACTTCGTGTCGGCGCACCATTTAATAAAAATCCTAGACTCTTCGAAGGCATTGAAGTGATGGGATTAGAATCTGGCGCAAAAGGATTGGTTCAGTTCGTTATCGGTACTCGTGCTTCTGGTCTTATGGTTTACGATATGACCGTCGAAAGCGTTCGGGGCGATTTTATTGACGGCGAACGTGTTATCGATGCTGAAGGAAACTATGTAACTGTTAGTAATCAAATTGGTCCGCTTTCTAATATCAAAGTTATCAATGGTGGCGCTTGGCATAACCAAGGTGATGAAATTTTGATAAGTGGCGCAGGATCAGTAACTCCTGCAACAGCTGTTGTTACTAAAACAAATGCTACTAGCGCAATTCAAGTTCAGCTTGTTAATGGTGGATCAGGATATACAAAAAACAATACCAGAATCTATATCGAAAATGAAACTACAGGTATTGGATTTGAAGCATTACCTGTTTCATTTTCATCAGAACCTACCGTTGTTTCATTAGGAACAGATACTATTGGTCCTATGCGCAATGTTATTCTTAATACGGGACCAACATTTGTTAGCGCAGGAGCAAATACATCTAGCGTTAGTTCTGGTCTAGCTACTGCAAACGTATCTTCTACATTGCTATCAGCATTTAGTTTCAGTAATAGTTCGTTTTATGCTGTAAATGCTATTGCTCTTATTAATCCTGGATATAATTTCACTTCACTACCAACAGTAAAAATTATAGACGATGAAGTTGGTCCGAAATTTGAAGCCGATGGTCATGGCGGCTATCTTGGTAGAAATGCTACAATAAGCGTTTCTTGGGCACCTGGTTCTATTGAAGAAGTTGCTATTACGAATCCAGGCGTAGACTTTAACAAATATCTTTATGCTGACGCCTTTAATAACTCACAAGGTAATACTGTTCTGACTCTTCCATCGTCGGGATATTCTGCAAATGGATCTGCAAATACAAAATATCTATTGCGAAAGAAAACATATTCTGGTCAATTTTTACCACAACCAAAAGGCGTCACGATATATCCTGGTCGGTATATTGATACTAAAGGATTCTTAAGCTGGAACAATAAACTTCAGGACAATTATTTTTATCAAGAATTTTCTTATGTTATTCGTGTCAGTGAGCAGTTGCAGAAATATCGCGAAGTTGTTACTAAATTAATACATCCTGCTGGCACTAAACTTTTTGGATATTATACAGTTCGTTCTAAGGCGAATGTTGCTCCTACTGTAGCTTCAAGTCGTATTAACATATTTAATCTTCCGCACACAGAATATATTACTGCTATAGCAAACACAACAGTTGAAATTTCAACTTCACACAGCGAATCTGTAACTACATCAGATCTGTTTGGTGCTTCATTAACACTACCACTCAGTGACTCTTTGACCAGTAATACTGTTGAAAGTGCTCAAGTCGATTTTAATGTTTCCGAACAAAACGCTACAATTACGCCAACAGAAACACAATCAACTCAAGTCGACTTTGTTTCTAGTGCCAGCGAATCGATTACTACAACGGCAACTGAAATCGGACAGGTTGATTTTAATGTTTCGGCTAGTGAATCTGCCACAACCAGTTCAACTCAGTCCGCACAAACAGTATTCCAGTCGTATGCTAATGACGCTATTCTTACTGTATCAACGGCTCAAATCGGCGAACGATTCGTTCTTATGTCTGGTTACTATCAGGTTCAGTATGCTAACGATATTATCCAAACATACCAAACTGCACAGATTCAGCCATATGCTTATATTACTGTTGGTTCGTTTGATGGTAAAGCTAAACTTGTTACTAACACAACGAGCGGATCGTTCTTCTCGAATGGTGCCATCAGAGCCAATACTGGTTCGATCAGTGTCGGCGGTCCTGGATCAAATCTGTTTATTGTTCCTGTTGGCGATTCACTTGACCCAACGGCTATATATCAAGTCAACGCTATCTTCTCCAATACTGCCCTTACGCTGCGCACTGAATATCTACCAGTAACATCAAATGCACAAATTTACTACAGTACGGGTCCAGGTTGATTATAAATAACATGAGGATTACATTATGACAGTAGAAACTATTAAATCACAAGAAACAACCGACGCAACGGTCATCAGAGGAGCCCAGAATATGGAATCGGTACACGCAAGTGGCACATATGAGGTTACATGCCACGATAGTTCAGGAAATCTTTTGTGGAAAGATGAGATCCAGAATCTAGTAACAACTGTTGGCAAGAACGATCTGCTCGATAAGTATCTTGCTGGATCTTCATATACTGCTGCTTGGTATGTTGGGTTGATCAGTTCGGTGTCATATTCGGCTGTTGCTGTTGGTGATACTGCATCATCGCATGCTGGGTGGAGAGAAGCTGGTCCGACAAACGCACCAAACTATTCACAATCTACTCGCCCCGCTGCTGCTTTCGCTTCTGCTTCTGGCGGTTCGAAATCTACATCAAGCGCATCTTCTTTTACAATTTCTAGCACTGGTACTGTAAAAGGCGCGTTCTTGATTAGCGACTCAACTAAGGACGGAACTTCAGGCATTCTTTATTCTGCTGGTTTGTTTACTGGTGGCGATAAGAGTGTTGCTGCTGCCGACGTTATTAATATCACTTACACAGCTTCAGCGTAATAAATGCCCGCACTTATAACTAGACATTTCAGAATACATAATGCGATTCAGTTTTTTGAGTCGTTTACCGAAGCATCTCCAAACCGATATTATTTCTTTATCGGTAAAAGTTTCGAGTATGCTAATACTGTACAAATTACTGGTACAGTAAAGACCACTGCTGGATCAAATACTGTAATTGGTCAGGGAACTTATTTTACTACTGATTTGTCTATTGGTGATAGAGTTGCTATAACAGGACAATCGAATGTTCATTTTATACATTCGATTCCTACAGCACAAACATTTATTACAACAACAAGCAATTACAATACTATAACTTCTGGTGCTAATGCGTATGTAAGAAAACTGTTTAACGAGTTTAATCCTCCTAGTCCAACTGATTCGTATCAAAGCACATATTATGACATTTGGCGTAATATGATGTCAATGAAACGTGTTCAAGAATCTGATCGTACACATGTAATTAATCGTTATGATTGGGCTAATAATACATTCTATTATGCTTATGATGATCTAGATTCAAGTCTAGAAACAAAACCATTTTATGTTTACACCTCTGATCGAAACGTATATAAGTGCATTGATAATAATCTTGGCGCAAATTCAACACATATGCCAACAACAACAACTACAACTATCGAAGAAACTGCTGATGGTTATCGTTGGAAATATATGTACACTGTTTCTTCAGGAGAAGCACTTAAATTTGTAACGGCGGACTTTATTCCCGTTAAGACGTTAACAGCAAATGATGGTAGTTCACAGTGGGGCGTTCAAGTTTCTGCTGCTAATGGTGCTATTAATCACATTAAGGTTATTGCTAACGGGGCAAATTATCTATATGCATCAAACACATTTGTTTCTATTTCAAACTCTACTGTTTTAACTATTTCAGATGATGCCTCTGGTGTTGATGGTGTATATGTTGGTTCAAGCATTTATATTGATTCTGGATTAGGTTCAGGCCAGCTTCGCCGAATTATTAAGTATCATGGAGCAAATAATACTCTTGTTGTTAATGGAGCATTTACTACTTCGCCTAATACATCAAGCAGTTATTATATTTCACCTTCAGTCAACATATATGGTGATAGTGGATTAACAACAACTTCTCGTGCAGTTGCATATGTTTCTAATACATATGCAGGTCAGGTTCGTGAAATAACAGTGATTGCTCCTGGACGGTCATATTCAACTGCTAATGTTACTATCAGTGCAAATTCAAGTCATGGTCGTGGTGCTACTGGTCGCCCAATCATTTCACCAAAAGGCGGTCATGGTCACGATCCAGTAGATGAACTCTACGGCACATCTGTTATGATGAATATTAAGACAATCAATTCTGAATCAAACACTTTCGTTTCTAATAATGATTTCAGAATCATTGGTATTGTTCGAGATCCACTTCTTGCAAACGGAACCGCTGCCAATACTAGCGTAATTGATCAGACAACAAGAATAACAGTTAATAATGTTTTAGGCGATTTTATTGCAGATGAAGTTATTACTGGCGCAACAACTGGCGCAAAAGCAAGATTAGTTTATTTTGCTAATACAAATGCTGCTAGAACTGAAGGCGTATTGAAATTGATTCGTGTTACAACAAACGGATTAGGTCAAAGTTTTGCTGCTGGTGAAGTTGTTACTGGAGAAACGTCAACTATCACAGCATCTGTTGTTACTAATACTCCACCTGCTGTGAAACCATTCAGCGGTATTGTAATATATACTGAGAATAGGGAACCTATTCAGCGCACATCATTGCAAACAGAAGATTTTAAGATAACCGTAAGATATTAAGGCGGAAAAATGGCTAACGAAGCAAATAATGTTACACTTAATACCAATTTTAATGTAGCACCATACTACGATGACTTCGATGAAACGAAGAATTTCCATCGTATTCTTTTCCGTCCTGGTCTTGCTGTTCAGGCGCGCGAACTTACGCAAATACAGTCTATTCTACAAAATCAAATCGATCGTTTTGCTTCACATATTTTTAAAGAAGGATCAACAGTTCAAGGGTTAGAAATGAACTATGATCCAGTATATAATTATGTGAAACTAAGAAATAATAATTCGACTGGTAGTTCTGTTAACGTAGGTTCATTCTTAAACAAAACGATAAAGGGTGCAACATCTGGTGTTATCGGTCTTGTTGTTAACACAACGCAAGGATCGGAAGCCAACACGCCTAATTTCAAAACATTTTTCGTAAAGTATCTTTCTGCAAACACATCAACTGGTTATCGATATTTTGCAAATAATGAAATTTTGAATGATGTCGCAGGGAGCGGTCTTTCTTGTAACACTATTACTTCTAGTCAAGGTGGCGCAACAGGATTTGGCGCAGCAGCTGAATTTAATGGTGGTATTGTTTATGCCAAAGATCACTTTATTCGAGTTCCTGCACAAACAGTAATTATCAGCAAATACAACACACAAACCGCATCAGGTAGAGTCGGGTTTGACATAACTGAAGAAATCATAACAGAAATTAATGACACATCCCTACTTGATCCAGCTCAAGGATCATATAATTATGCTGCTCCAGGCGCAGCAAGATTAAAACTTTCTGTCGAGTTGATTAATGTTCCGCTGAATCAGACTGTATCAAATACGTTCGTTCAACTTTTGGTTGTAGAAAACGGAACTGTTCAGTCAATTTCAAATAGAACACAATATTCACAAATTCGTGATTATATGGCTCAACGAACATATGATGAGTCTGGTGATTATATTGTCAGTGGATTTGCACCAATTATTACAGAACACCTTAAACAAGCTAACAATCAAGGAAAATACACTTCGGCAGAAGGCGGAAATTCTAGTCTTTTGTTTGTTTCTGTAGAACCTGGAAAGGCTTATGTTAAAGGATACGATGTTGAAAATATAATTTCATCAGGGTCTTCAATCGAAAAGGCACTAGATTATCGTTCTGTCGAAAGCGCAAAGGCTTTGGCTGATTATGGCAACTATGTTATTGTAGATAACGTTGCTGGCCAGTGGGATGTTAATCAGCAAGGGACCATTTCTCTTCGTGCGCAACAAGCCAATTCTGTTTCAAATAAAACATACTCAACAATTTCTTTTCCATCATCACACATAGGTCGCGCGCGTGTGCGCGGTGTTCAACATTACTCTGGAACTCCAGGTCTTCCAAGCGCACAATACAAATTATATCTAACAGATATTGTAATGAATAGTGGATTTAGTTTTTCTAATACACAGTTTATTGGTTGGAACAGTTCTACTGGTGCAAATGGTCATGCTGATATTATTGTTTCAAATGGTAAAAACGCAAACACATTTGATTCTAGATTTAATCGTGCAGTATTTTCTCTTCCTGCTGGTCCTATTAGAAAACTTCGTGATACTTCTGGTAACGTCAATAATGATTTTTCGTTTTATAAGTCGTTTGATGTAACTTTTAGTTCTACAAGTGGTCAGGCTACTATTACAACAGGAGATAGTAGCGAAACTTTTGATGGAAGTGGTGTTCTTAGTGATGCAGCAACACGCACCGATTTTTATGTCGTTTCGCGTGCAGCCGCAAATACAGGAACTTTTACAGAAACGCTTTCAACAACAAGCGGATCAAATACAGTTACAGCTAGTGCAACTATTGATGGTAAAGTAAATCCTGGTGATATCATCAATATTCATACTGGCGGCGGTAATTTCTTAGTCAGTGCAGTTAGCGGAACAACAATTAATCTGTTTGAAAACGCTACCGCATCTGGCGCTGGAAAAGCCTTTCACAAAAGATTTGTTTCGGGACAAATTCTTGATTTTGCTGGTGTAGGTAAAGACGGCAATCGTTCAATTACGATTTCTGGAACTCCTTCTACTACAGCTCTTCTCGACATGAACGAGCCATTAACATCAACAATGGCGGCTACAGCTATTGTTATTTTGAATAAGATCGATGGACAAGAAGCAACCAAAACTGTAAATCGTAATCGTTTGGTACAAATTCATGTCGGTAGCAACAGAGGCGGTTCTGGTTATACTGCAAACACTACTGGTCCTTGGAACTTAGGTCTTTCTGATGGATTCAAATTAAATTCTGTTCGTAAGAAAAGCAGTTCGGACTTCAGTTCAACAACTGACGGAACTGATGTAACAAGCAATTTTACTCTTGACACAGGCATGAATGACGGTTACTACGATCATGCTAAGTTGGTAAAAAAATCAACAAGCAAATTATCTATAGCTTCTGGTGATAGATTACTTGTATCGTTCGACTACTTTACTCATTCAAATAGAGACCGAGGATATTTTTCATTTGATTCATACCCTGTTAATGATCAAACAGCAGGTAGTGATACAACAAAAATATACACATACGAAGTTCCTCTATTCACTTCACAAACAGACGGTTCAGTCTTTGACTTGCGCAACAGCATTGACTTTAGACCTAGAATCACAGATACAGCAAACAGCGTAACAACTGTTACGAATATAGCAACTAATCCTCTAACTTCGTTAACTGTAACTTCTGTTTCAGGAGGGTTACATTTCTCACCACCAAACGAAGATTTTACTACTGATCTAGATTATTACTTGAGAAGAAACGATGTGATAGGAGTCAAGAAAGACGGGCAAATAGACATTATTCGTGGTGTTCCAGACGCATTTCCTTCTACTCCACCAACACCTCATGATGTAATGCCTATTGCTCAGATTTCACTTGCACCATATCCTTCATTGCCCAATGAAATTGGTCGCCGTGTTAATAGACCTGATCTTACGAACAGAATTCGTAGAATCAAAAATAAACGATACACAATGAAAGATATTGGAAAAATTGCTGAACGTATCGATCGGTTAGAATATTATAGTGCTCTAAGTCTTACTGAAAAGAATGCTAAAGATCTTTTGATTCAAGATGAAAATGGATTAGATCGTTTCAAAAACGGCATTTTGGTCGATTCATTTACAGGTCATAATATCGGCAACGTCTTTGATTTAGATTATAAGATTTCTGTTGATAGTAAGAGAAACGAGATGAGACCTCTTTTTTCTCTTGACAATACATCATTAAACTATACAGCAAATTCTACTAACGTTGTTCGAACAAACGTAACACCAGCTGGCGTTTCTCGTGATCAGACTATTTCTATTAGCAACTCACAGGTACTATTTTCAAACGGCGAAACACTAACCTCTGGCGCATTTTCTGCTAAACTGAGACACAAATCTGATAACAAACTTTACATTGAAGCTGCAACTGGTAATTTTGTAGTATCTGCTTCAGTGACTGGTTCTACCAGCGGACATACTGCAACTATTTCTGCTGTATCTGCTATTACTCCAGGTTCTCTTGTAACTTTACCTTACACGCATGATATTTTAGTTCAACAACCAGCTGCTACAACAACAAGAAATTGTGTTGGTACAGCATACAATTATAATGGTAATTTGTTTATCACGCCCGATAGTGATTATTGGTATGATACTACACAAAGACCTGATGCAGAAATCAATATTGATTTAAATACTGATAATTGGTTGCATCTTGCTAATAGCTGGCAAACTCAGTGGCAAGGATGGGAAACTATATTTACTGGCGAACCTTCGCTTGTTTCTGAGACCACAACCGATGTCGGTGATAGATTTTTAGGTGACCGAGTAGGAGCGTTTTGGCAAGTTCTTCAAGGAACTCTTACCGAACAAATATTCACTACACCTACAATTGAAGCTAGATCAGGCGTCAGGGATATTGTAAATGTAACAACTGATACACAATCTATAGGCAATTTTGTTCGTGACGTTAGTATTCAGCCGTTTATGAGAAGCCAACAGATTTTTTGTAAAATGGTAGGTATGAAAGCGTCTTCACGGCTTTGGGCATTTTTTGATGGTATAGATGTTAACGCTTATGTGCAACCTCTTACAGAATCTGAATATAATAATAGACTAAGATCTCAAAATAATGGCGGTATCGAATTTTGCGTTTTGCCAACTTCTCAATTTGGCGACCCAATATATTCAGATTCTGAAGGAAACGCTTATGTCTTGTTCAGATTACCAAATGATGAATCATTGAGGTTCAGGACTGGAACAAAACGCCTAAAATTTGTTGATAATCCAACTAACAGCACGACTTTCGGTCAATTTACTACTTCAGCAGAAACTGAATATACTGCTGAAGGATTGACTTCTGGTGTATCTGATATTTCGGTCTCAACTAGACGTCCAGTCATTGAAACAATTCCACAATATGAAGAGCGTGGAAATTCTTTTAACACGCAAAATTCAATCCCAGGACAACGTTTAGTTGGTTGGTGGAGACCACGAAGCAATGATCCTATTGCTCAGACGTTTTTGATTGCTGGTCTGTTAAAGGCACAAATCGAAACTTCTGGAATGTATCTAACCAAAATTGATGTGTTCTTTTCGACAAAAGATTCAAAACTACCAATCACACTACAGCTTCAAGAAGTTGATCAGTTAACTGGGGCTCTTACATCAAGGGTTGTTCCATTTTCTCGAACAACATTAAATCCATCCGAAGTTCATGTTAGCGATGATGGATCAAAGCCTACTACATTCTATTTCCCTTCACCTGTATATCTACAGGAAGGTAAAGAATATGGTGCAGTATTAATTCCAGCAGCTGCTAATCCGAATTATAACGTATTCACTTCAGTGTTGGGCGAACTAGATATCCTAACAGGCGCAACTGTTTCTGAACAACCTGCTTGTGGTTTCTTGTTTACTTCAGCAAATCAACGCACTTGGGTTCCTGTAGAAAACGAAGATCTTAAGTTTACAGCTTACTATGCAAAGTTCGATACATCTGTAACTGGTAATCTTACTGTTAAAAAACCAGAAATGGAATTCTTAACAGTAGCCAATAATACTGGAGGATTCTTAAAGGTTGGCGAACCAGTAACTGGTGAAACTACTCTTATTGGCACGTTTGCTCCAGGTAGCGGTCTTACTGGAAACGTTGCTTCAAGCAATTCGTTTGTTCAAGGTATGGTTTCAGGAGCAACAGGTATTATCACTTCAATCACTTCAAATAAAGTGACTGTAAGGGGAGTATCTACGACAGCTAAATTTAAGGGTAAAGAAGCTGTTCGATTCCGTTTAGGTGCGAATGCAACTCATTCACCGATTGCAGGCAATTCGACTGGCGTAATCACTTCAGCAACATATCCTATTGGTCGAGTTTATATGTTTGATACTGTAAACTTTGCTAACAATAGACTTTATGTATCAAACTCATCACACGTTAACAGTGGTTCTCTTTGGGCTAATGGAAGGTTGTTTAGCGTTAATTCTTGGGTTCGTGGACAAATTGATGGAAATCAGGCAAAAGTTGTTACAATTAATAATCTAGTTGCTGATGATATCAATTTGCAAACTAATATGATATTGCCTTCAAATACTGCTGTTACAGCATCCATGAAAATGGCAACAAGCACATCAGCTCGTGACTCATCATACGTTCGCGTAAATATCAATAATAATACTGAACTTGGAAACCCAAGATATATCATTAGTCGTGCAAACGAAGCTAACACTTCAGCCACTAGTGCGACAATGGGAACAAATAAATCTGTTGAATTTAAGTATGATATTGTTTCTAGGAATTTAGTCGCCTCTCCAGCAATCGATCTTGAAAGACTTTCATTTGTTTCTATGCACAATCTTATCAGTTCTAATACTGATATAGGCAGTTCTGAAGATTATGTGTCGTTTGGTGGAAACTCGTTGTCCAGATATATAACTAGAACTGTTACGTTGGCTGACGGTCAAGACGCAGAAGATCTTCGTATATATCTAACAGGTTATAAGCCTTCTGGATCTGACATCCATGTATTTTATAAAATTTTGCATGGAGAAGATAGCGATACTATTCGTGATGCTAGATGGATTCCGATGGAAAGAGATGTAGGCGAAGGATTCACTTCATTGTCTAGATATTCTAGCAGCGAAAATCGTGACGATTTTATTGAGTTTGTTTATAAGATTCCTCAATATTCAAACATAGCTCGTTCTGGTGCTAATACAGCTACAGGTATTGTAGAATATCGTAACAGTTCACGAGCAAGATTTGTCAGTTTCAAATACTTTGCTATTAAAGTTGTTTTGACCAATCCAACTTCATCAAATCCGCCCAGAGTACGTGAATTGCGGGCGATCGCACTACAGGTGTAGTATGAAACACGCTAAAATAAAGGAAGAACCAGGACTAATCCGCGATATGAATAGTCAAGCCGTTATAAGCAATGATTTAAGCGGATTATCTTCATATAAACGGCAGCGCGAAAAGATGAAACGGATTAGTGATCATTCTAAGGATATAAATAACCTCAAAGAAGAAATCAACGACATCAAATCTATGATGCAACAGATTCTACAGAAACTAGGATAAATGGCAAATGGCTAAAATCGCAAATGTCGCACTAACTAATACATTTGATTCATGGAGAACTCGTTCCAATGAAGCATTTGATCGTTTGAGTCAATTTGCTATCAACAATTCTTCGTTGTATGCTAATACGCTCACAGCAAACGTTGCGTTCGTATCAAAGGGATTAGCCACTCTTCAGGGAAAAGCAACCGTAGGCACTAATCTTGTCGTTTCTGCAAATACGACTACTAACAAACTAGTTGTTACAAATTCTTTAGCAGTAAGCGGCGATTCAAATCTTGGTGATGCTGCTTCTGATATTATTAATATTCGCGGTAAGGGCAACACATTCTATTCTTTTGCTGTAGGTAAAAATCTAACTGTTTCTGGTAACACTTCTGCTGGCGTTCTTACTGCAACTTCAGCAAACGTCGCAATCGCAGCGGCATCTGCTAATCCTGCTCTACGGATTACTCAGACTGGTAGTGGTCTGGCACTTATTGTTGAAGATTCTGCTTCTCCAGATTCAACTCCAGTTGTAATTGATACATCTGGTAATCTCGGCGTTGGTACTAGAACTCCAACATATCCTATTGATACTACTGGCGTCATTCGCACGACTTCTACTACTGGTATCTATTCTAATCAGTTGTTGCTACAGCACGATGGCACGAATGCTTATGTTCGCCCAACAAATGCTGGTGCGTTATATCTTGGTTCGAATAATCAGAACCGAATCATCATTTCTTCTGATGGTCTTACAACTGTCAATCAGTCATTAACAGTCGGCAAAAATCTTATTGTTACTGGTAATACAACTCTTGGCGATTCAGGCGCAGCTGATATAGTAACAATCAATGGCGGCGTGACAATGAATCAGTCGCTAGCTGTTACTAAAAATCTAACTGTATCTGGCAATACAACTATAAGCGCGATAAACATTACTGGTGGTATGTCGCTAAGCAAATCATTGTCTGTTACAGAAAATCTAACTGTATCTGGTAACACGACTCTTGGTAATTCTGCTTCTGCTGATAAAGTAACAGTTACTGGCGGCGTGACAATGAATCAGTCGCTTGTCGTCAGTAAAAACTTAACTGTATCTGGTAATAGTGCGTTTTCAGGAACAATCAACTCTGCTGGCGCCAATATTCTAAACCAAACGCTAACTGATGGTGCAACTATTTCTTGGAACACAGCACTAGGACAAATTGCCACTGTTACACTTGGCGGTAATCGTACTATGGCTGCTCCAACAAATCTTAAGGTTGGTACATATATTCTTCGAGTATATCAGGATGCTACAGGAAGCAGAACAATAACATGGAACAGTGTTTTCAAGTGGACTGCTGCTACTGCTCCAGTTCTTTCTACTACAGCTAATGCTCTAGATATTATTACATTATTTTCTGACGGCACTAATCTATATGGTTCTTACTTACCAGATATGAGGTAATATGTTCGCTGCATTTCTACCAAGACCAACAAAAGTCGTTACCATTAGTGGCGCTACAAATAATGTTAATCTTAGAACATTATCTGGAAGCCCGCCATATCCTTTGAATTTGCTGTGTTTTATTAATGCAAATATTGGTTCTTCTTCAACAGGAACACCTGCATTTGATATTGGCACTGGTTGGTATAATGGAACTTTCGTTCTAGTCGATAATAATGCTACAATTCAAGGAGCAGCTGGTTCTCCTGGTTCTACAGGATCAACAGGAGCAACTGGTTCTACTGGTTCTACTGGATCGACTGGTTCAGCTGGCGCAAATGGAGCTGGTGGTGCTGGCGGACACGGAAGATATTATCTAAATTACACCAGCGGTGAAGCTGGTTCTGGGGGAAGTTCTGGAGAAACTGGCGGCGCAGGTGGGACTGGCGGTACTGGTGGTCCTGGCGCGAGTGGAGGCACAGGAAATCCTGGCGGCAATGGTGGTATAGGTTTGCTAATTCCTTCAGCACCAGCAGTCATAACAGTCGTAGATAATTCTGGCGGCGCTATTAATGGTGGCAATGGCGGTAATGGCGGTCCAGGAGGAACTGGTGGTCCTGGCGGTCCAGGCGGCACTGGTGGTGTTGGTGGAAACGGCGGAACTGGTGGTGGTGGCGGTGGCGGTGGCGGTGGTAGAGATTACTACACCGATGGAAAAGGAGTCATTACCGATTATGAATATGGAGGAGGTGGCGGTGGTGGAGCAGGATCTCCAGTAGGTGCTGCTGGTGCTGCTACCGCACCAGCATCTGCTGGCGCAGCTGGAACATCAACTACAGGTGGTGCAGGCGGAAACGGGCAGAACGGAACAGCACATAAGGGCGGAAACGGCGGTGATTTAGGCGTTTCGGGTTCTTCTGGCGCATCGTATTATGGCGTTGGTGGAACATCAACTGATGGTGCAAATCAATCTGTAATTAATCAACGTGGTCTTCCTGGTGCTGGAGGAGGCACTTCTGGTGGTCGCGGTGCTGCTGGAGCAGGCGGTCCAGGAGGTCCAGGAGGTCCTGGTGGAACTGGTGGACCCGCAGGAACTGGTGGCGCAGCAGTAAGCGGAAGCGCAACCGTTTGGGTTTCTTAAAAGGATATTATAAATGGGAACAATAACAAACGGTTCAACTGGTTCTGTTGGGTCAACAGGTGCAACTGGTTCGACTGGAGCAACTGGTTCGACTGGCGAAAACATAACAGGAAGTGTTGTATATCCGCTTCCAGGAACATATACATGGACTGTTCCCTATTATAATGTTTTAACCATTGAACTTTGGGGCGCTGGTGGTAGTGGCGGTTCTGCGTATAATGGCAATACTACTGCTGCTGGTGGAGAAGGCGGAGACTATAAAAAATACACTTCTTCATCGGGACAACTAACTGTTGGTTCAAGCATAACATTAATCATCGGAACTGGCGGCGCTGAAAATAGAAGTAATGGCCAAGCTGGTTATGCTGGCGGATACACTGTTTTTGGTGATCGTGTGTGGGCACAAGGCGGTAATGGTGGCGGCGGACAATTTGCTGCTGGACCTGCTGCTGCATCATATACTCCAGGAACAGCACACAGCTTTACTCTTGTTACAAGCGAAAGTGGTGGAACAAACGGATACAATGTTGCTGGCGGTAACGTAACTTATGCTGGTGGTGGCGGAGGAGGAGCTCGAAACACAGCAGGAGTTTGGAATAGTGGCGGCACTTCTACCTATGGTGGACGTGGCGGTGATGGTATGGTATATTTTGGTTATCAGGGTAGCGATCCTGCAGGTGGCGGTGGAGCGACGATATGGAGCACGGGCGGCGCACGTCGAGGCGGTCATGGAAGAATTGCTTTGTCTTGGACAGTATAAATATTAGATATTCGTTGATAATAATGAGGATTGTATGAATTTACACTATAAGATAATCGAAGCGATAGAAGAAGATCATTTGATTGTTGTTAGATATTGGACCGACAAAATATCAGAACATATGTTATCTTGTGATAATTTCGTTAGAGATACTGGCGTTCCCTATAGATGTCGTTCAGACGTTTCAATTACTCTCCCTATTCCAGTCCCACCAGCCGAAGAATTAGAAAAACTAATTTTAGCTAATGCCCCATACAGATGGCTTAAAACCCTAGAAGACGTAGCAGATCCAGAAGTTGATACTTCTTTGGATAGTATTAAATCGCTATTGAATGTGCAAAACACCAAAACACAAGAAGAACTAGATGAACTTGCCAGACAGCAAGAAATTTTAATGTTTGACGAAAAACCAGAAATCACAGAAGAAGAAATTGAAGAACTGATTAATAAAATTACAGCACAATGATATTTTACTATGATGCCGAAAAAAATATCTATCCTACACAGTTAGATGCTGTTGCTTCAGGAAAACCTTGCTTCTTTTATTATTACGATAAAGAATTTATGCAGGTTGACTGGAAAACTGAACCAACAGAATCTCTTCAAGAACTGTATAGAATACGAGCACAACAGATTCGTGACGAAAACGAATATGTTATTGTTTGCTATTCGGGTGGATCAGACTCAACAAACATACTAGAAACTTTCTACTATAACAACATTCATATAGATGAGATTGTTGTGGTCGGTGCATTATCACAAGATCCAGAACAAGGAAGCGATTTTAATCACAACGGCGATTTATATCATAATGTGTTTCCGACGCTTACCCAAATGAATTTTCCAAACACAAAAATAACAGTTCTTGATTATACACAATGGTTCAATGATCCTACCAACTTTACTCTTATTCAAAAATATGGTAATGAATGGAGTAAATATATTGGAGGATTTAAGAGCGTTCATAATTTGTTTTGGTATGATTTTCGTAAGTTTGTTGGCAAAGGAAACAACAAACAAACTTGTTATATCATGGGATCTGATAAAACGATAATATATCCTGGAAAAATTTTTGGATCATATTACACTAAAATTTCAGATTTATCTGTAAGTGATTATGGCGCAAACTATTCGGATGAAAATTTCAAAAGAATTAATTTTTACATTTCACCAGAAAAAACTACCACAGATATCATGAGAAAACAAGGACACAGACTAATCAATTATGTTAATCTAAAATATAGTGGCAAATATGATACGTCTAAAATTGATCAAACTTTTATCTACTATAATCTTAAGCATCCATTACAGTTCAAATCTAAGAAGTCGACCTATACTGCGTTGAGCGCAAGAGATAAGTTCATGTTGAATGCAACGAATAGTGAAATGTTTAATATGTTCACTGAAGGTCTTAAAACTATAGAAAAAGTGACTTCAACTAAGAATAGAATTTATTTCCATTCTAGGAAATACTGGTTAACAGATTCTATCGAAACTTAGGACCAACAACCCATATAACAATAGATTTACGAATTCCTTTTGTTACGGGAGCAACTCTATGAACCATAAAGGAAGGGAACATAATAGCCCTTCCTTTTTTTGTTTGACATGTAATAGGTTCTGATTCTTTTCCAGTATTAATTTGAAATTCGCCGCCCTCATAATCATCATTTAGATTAAGAGTTACTGATAATTTTCTCATTTCTACATCATCAGTGAAATGGCCACCAAAACTCATATCTGTGTGCCAGTCATATCTACCAGTATCTTCAGAATTGTATGTTGTATATTGAAAGGTGTTGTATCCATTAAGATCAAAATTATAATACATTTCGTTTGCAGCTTGAATCACGAAATTTAATTTATCGTATATCCAAGCAGTATCATCGTTTCTATTAACGAAACAAACGTCAGAAACTCTATGTTTTCTTGTATCTTCTTCCGACTTAGATCCGAATGTTGTTGCGAAAGTTTTGTCTAATGATTCGCAATGTGAAATTATACTATTGATTTCATCATCGGTCAAAAAGTTGTCCCAATACACCCAAGGATAAATAATTCTAGAACGAGTGACAGGGTCATTGTAAATAGTATTGTATCTCATTCAAATCTTTTCCAATTTTCAATAGGTTGTAGTCCAAGAGGTTTTGCTGCGCTTTGTTTATATGTTAATAGAATATCTCCAGCCAAACATATTCTATTTTTATTAAGTCCTTCCACATCAGTTGCGCCTTCCATACTATCCATTTGTTTTCCTATTGTATCATGCGTTAACGTTGCAGGAAATACAAATAGATCGCCTTGTGTTGGTTCAAACTGCCATGTCATTGAGTTTAACTGATCCCAGATTCCATTCGAATTATTCCAGCGAATAGAACCAGGATATGGTTCATGACGCCGTTCATAGTTATAGAATCTAATTGGACGAGTAAAATCGTCAGGAATATTTACATAATATGTGAAAGATATATGAGCGTCGCCGTGCGCGTGCGTAGGTGTAGAACTATCTTTCTTTATGTTCAACCAAGTCTTCACAACATTAAACTCGAACACATCATCAATGTGTAGTCTTTGAGTGTATTGTTTTGCGCAGGAAACGGCATATCGAAATAGTGGTTCAAAAGAAGGTTCGTGATGTATAGCAACATGACCTGTAAATTCGGCAGAAAATCCTTCAGGCGTCATGTGATTCCATACATCACGATAAAATGTATTTCGAAATTCTTCGTGCTTATCATACTTAAACTGACAAACAAGAGTTGGGAACAAATGATGTTCGATCATTTTATATTTTGTCGCTTTCTAATGATATCGAGGATTTCTTTTGGCGAATTTGCTACATCAAAAACCATACGTTGTGCTTCTTCCCAGTAAATAGGATCAACAGGAATGTTGCGATCAGACATAGTCTTCATGAATTCGGGATCATTTACTGCCTTGCGAAATGCTTCACGAAGTTCGGCGGCACGTTTGGCAGGAACTCCTGGAGGAGCGATGAATGGGCGAAGAAGGACGAACTGACTTTCAAACACTTCAAGTATTTTAATATATTTTGGATCCCTTGTCAATTCATTTAGTGTAGGAACATTTGTATATTCTGGGTGTCGAATCTTACCGTTGCCGAACTGAACTATCGCTTTTATTCCGCTATTAGGTTTCAACCAATCTGGTTTAGCAGATTTGATACCGATAAGACTATACACCACAGAATCAACTTCTTTCCGCTCAAATGCAAGGCGATTAGCACCAGTCGACGAATATCCTGATATGATTTTCATCTTCAGCCCAGTTATATCTCGAATAAGCATAGCAGAATCTGCCGAAGCTGAATTTTCAGCACCAACAATCAGTTCTTCATTGATGTAATCTTTATTGCCATTATTAAGCCACATAATCACCGCATCTTTACGACCATCAGCGGTTGATCCTAGCCATACAAACTTTTCAGGATCAAAATTGGTATTACGAGGTTTAAGCACACCAACAAGAGGAATATTCTTATACACGATTCCTATGGTCGAACCGTCTTTTGGCGCAACATTATAAAGATAGTTTGCCGCAACCATACTAGCTGCTCCAGGAACAGACTGAAAAATTACGTTTGGTTTTTCTGGTAGATATTTGCTTAAATATGGAGCCAACAACTGAGCATTGAGGAAATAGCTATTATCGGTTCCTGGAACAATGATTTTAAGTTCGCTTGCTTGCGCAGTCGCAACAAACATAGCGAAGAATAGCATAATAAGTTTCTTCATGGCATTCCTATATAGTATCATTTATAAATAGGGTAAGACCTCTTATCTTGGAGTATTTCATGGCTGTATCATCTCGCCAACAGTTCAAAGACTACGTTCTCCGCCGCCTTGGCGCTCCCGTTATTGATGTTAACGTAGATAACGAACAGGTCGAAGACCGTATCGACGATGCACTAGCCAAGTTTCGTGATTATCACTATGACGGAACAAAACACGTTTACTACAAACATGTTATTACTTCTACCGATATTGCGAATCAATATATTACGCTTCCAGAAACAATGATTGGTGTCACTCGCGTATTTGATATCAATGATTCATACAGCGCAACGAACCTATTTAACGTTCGTTATCAGCTACATTTGAACGAACTGTTTAATATTGCAAGCGTTTCTGTAACTCCATACGTTGTTGCTATGCGGCATATCGAGTTTCTTGAAGAAGTGTTTGTAGGTAAAAAGCCAATCCGTTTCAATCGTCATACAGATAAGCTGTATATTGATATGTCTTGGAACGAAGATATTCAGCCAGGTCAGTATATAATCATCGACGGCTATTCTTCACTAGATCCAAATGTAGATACAGACGTATGGGAAGATTCTTGGTTAAAGAAGTATGCAACCGCATTAGTAAAGCGCCAGTGGGGTGAGAATCTTAAGAAATTTGAAGGTATGCAACTTCCTGGCGGAATCACATTCAATGGTCAGAAAATTTGGGAAGAAGCTATCGAAGAAATCAATAAACTGGAAGACGAAGTGATTATGGATTACTCACTTCCCGTCACAGATATGATTGGCTGATAAATGACCACGAACAAATACTTCACGCCATTTACTTACGGTCGGCAACAAGACGTTGCGGAAGATTTAATCATCGAGTCTATCAAGATTCATGGTTTGGACGTGAAGTATATGCCACGGACTCTAGTCAAAGAAGATTTCCTACTTGGCGAAGATACGCTTTCCAAGTTTGAAAGTGCCGTAGATATCGAAGTTTATATTAAGAATGTACAGAACTTCGAAGGTCAGGGCGACTTTTTATCCAAGTTTAATCTTGAGATTCGTGACCAGATTACTTTCACAATGGCTCGTAAACGCTGGGGGCAGATTACTAACGAAAAGATTCTGACTGAAGTAGGTTACAACTATCAGGTAGAAACAGCCAACACAAACGCATGGGGAGCAACAGATTCTATTCAGTTGGAAGCGGGATCTGCTAATGGTTATTCTATAACCTCATCACGCCCACAGGAAGGCGATCTAATCTTTTTCCCGCTCAATAATAAGTTGTATGAGATCAAGTTTGTCGAGCACGAAAACATTTTCTATCAGCACGGCAAACTATACACATACGATCTTACATGCGAATTATTCCAGTACAGCAGCCAGCAATTCAATACTGGCAACACGGCAATCGACACTATCGAAAATACATACTCGCTCGATATACTGAACTATCAATTCTTGCTTGAAAACAGCGATACGTTGGTTTCGGAAGATAGTGGATATCTAACTCAAGAGTTCCGTATTGAAACTACTGATGCTGCTGCTAATAACGAATACATCACAACTCAGTCGATTGACTTCATCGACTTCAGTGAACGTAATCCATTTTCAGAGGTTGATCGCTACTAATGGCTATATTCGGTTCACAATTTTATCACCAAACGATCCGCCGTTATGTTATTGCCTTCGGTAATATGTTCAACGATATGGTCGTGCAGCGTATCAATACCGCAGGTCAGGTTGTTCAGACGCTATCGGTTCCTATCGCATACGGTCCAAAAGAAAAGTTTCTTGTTCGTATATCACAAGATCCAGATCTAGATAGAGCGGTTGCTATTTCATTACCTCGTATGGGATTTGAAATGACTAGCGTATCATACGATCCTACTCGTCGATTGCCAGCAACTATAAAAAATGTTCATGTTGTTGACGATAAGAATAAACTGAACTATCAATATACGCCTGTTCCATATAACTTAAACTTCACTCTTTCAATCTTTGTTCAGAACGGCGACGATGGCGCACAGATTCTTGAGCAGATTCTGCCTTACTTTGGTCCAGAGTGGGTAAACAATGTAAAACTGATACCAAGCATGGATATCGTTATGGATATTCCTTGCGTGCTAAACAGCGTTTCTACAGAAGATACTTATGAAGGCGACTTCGAAACTCGTCGCGCCTTGATTTACACGTTAGACTTTACTATGCGCGGTTATATTTACGGTCCTGTTCGTCGTCAGGGCGTTATCAAGCGCACTCAAATCGACTTTGGTATTGTTACTGCAAATTCTGGTAATCGTATTACGTTGGCAGATACTGCTATTGTTCCTCGCAGTTCGCGAATCGTTATTACTCCAGGATTGCTTGCTAATGGTTCGCCCACAAGCAATAGTGCTGCTTCTATTCCTTATTTGAATATTGACGCCGATGATGATTATGGTTTTGCAACTAATACTTTCTTCTATACAGATGGAAAAAAGTATAACCCAAGGACGGGTAATGATGAATGAAAATAAAACTAACTTCGAACAAAGTGTTGAAGAAGCACTAGGTCTTCCTATTTCTCCGCCTATGGTAGAAGTATTACCTGCTGTCGAAGTAAATGAAGATATTGATTCTGATTTCAATGTAGCTCGTAAAAATCTTCATAATATCATCAATAAAGGAACCGATGCCCTCGAAGAAGCGTTGCTGGTTGCTAAAACGTCTGAGCATCCTCGCGCATTTGAAGTTGTAGGTCAGCTAATCAAAACTATGGTTGACGCTAATAAGGATTTGCTTGATATTCAGAAAAAACTAAAAGATCTTAAGAAAACTGACGATCCAAAAGAACAACCACAAAACGTCACTAATGCGCTTTTCGTAGGTAATGCTGCTGAATTACAAGCATTGATTAATGGTAGAAAATGACTGTAAAGACCTATCTTGGTAATCCTAATCTCAAGGCGGCGGGAGTCGTCCATTCATACACAAAAGAAGAGATTGAAGAATACGTCAAATGTGCTAAGGACGTAGAGTATTTCGCACGTAAGTATATCAAAATCGTAAACGTCGATCGCGGCTTGATTCCATTTGAAATGTGGGATTTTCAGGCTAATATGCTGCATACGTTTGCAAATAATCGTTTTTCTATTTGCAAACTCCCTCGTCAGGTTGGTAAGTCTACAACATCGGTCGCTTATATTCTTTGGCTCATTTTATTCACAGATCAGCAGAACGTAGCTATCCTCGCGAACAAGGGCGCGCTCGCGCGAGACCTACTAGCCAAACTACAACTTGCCTACGAATATCTACCTAAGTTTCTTCAGCAAGGCGTTGTTACTTGGAACAAAGGTAATATTGAACTTGAAAACGGTTCAAAGGTAGTTGCGGCTGCAACATCATCCAGCGCCATCCGTGGTGGATCGTATAATCTGATTTTCCTTGACGAATTTGCGTTCGTTCAGCGTAATCTAGCCGATCAGTTCTTTGCTTCTACCTATCCTACAATTTCTTCTGGTACAACAACCAAGATTATTATAGTATCAACTCCAAACGGAATGAACCATTTCTTCAAGATGTGGGTGGATGCTACCGAAGGTCGTAGCGAATATAAACCTATCGAGATTCATTGGTCGGACGTTCCTGGGCGCGACGAGGAATGGAAAAGGCAAACTATCGCTAACACCAGCGAAGAACAATTCCGCCAAGAGTTTGAATGTGAGTTTATCGGTTCGTCACACACATTAATTCACCCATTAAAATTGCGCGAAATGGTTTGGCAGCAACCAACCAAAGATAGGTTTGGTTTGGATATACAGGAAATGCCAGATCCTAGAAAATTATACATATGTGTGTTCGACGTTTCAGAAGGCGTGGGCGGCGACTACTCTGCTTTGTCTATATTTGATGTAACACAATATCCATATAAACAAGTTGCTAAATATAGGAGCCGAGACGTTTCGCCACTGATGTTCCCTGATGTAATTTATCGTTTCGCTCGAATGTATAATAATGCTTGGGTGCTTGGCGAAACGAATAATATAGGTCAACAAGTTGTTCAGTCGCTATATATTGACCTAGAATATGAAAACGTGATTGCTACCTTCACTAAAAATAAAAACATTAAGGTCGGCGGCGGATTTAGTTCAAGGTCTGCTTTTGGCGTAAGAACTACAAAAGCTGTTAAAAAAATCGGTTGTTCAAATCTAAAAACGATTATTGAGAGCAACAAATTAATCATCAGTGATTTTGATACTATTGAAGAATTGACCACTTTCGTTGAAACGAAAGACACATATAAGGCTGAAGAAGGTTGTCATGACGATTTGGCTATGACTTTGGTTTTATTTGGATGGCTAGTTACACAACCATATTTCAAAGACCTAACCAATAACGATGTTCGGCGAGCATTATCTGATGAAACTCTACAAGGAGTTCATGACGATTTATTGCCCGCTGGATTTATTGACGATGGAATAGACGTTCAGTCAGTAGAACACGATCGGCGGCGGCGATTAGACTGGGATTTGTCGGATATTTAGATAAAACGCCGATTTTATAAATAAATGAGAATCCAAAAGAATTCGTCGAAGAATAACTTCGTCTATAAAGGAGAAAACTATGCCATTTCAAATCTCTCCAGGCGTCAACGTATCGGAGATTGATCTCACAACGATCATCCCCGCCGTAAGCACGACTACTGGCGCTTTAGCTGGACATTACTCATGGGGTCCAGCAGGGATTCGCGTTCTTGTGGATTCCGAAGATACGCTTGTAAACACATTTGGTAAGCCAAATTCAAATACTGCGTCAGACTTTTTTACTGCTGCAAATTTCCTTTCATACGGCAATGCACTGTATGTAACTCGTGTTATTCGCAGTTCAAACGTTGCTACGCTAGATACCGATACGGTAATTGCTCGTAATGCTATTTCAGCTGGTTCTAATAACCAAAACACAATCATTAAAAACGAAGACGATTACAACGCAAACTATTCAAGTGGTATTGCTGGTGTCGGTAGTTGGGTTGCTAAGTATCCTGGTGCTCTTGGTAATTCTATTAAGGTTTCTGTTTGCTTGACTGCAAATGCCTACGAGTCAACACTATCTGGAACGATCGTTTCTACGAATAATTCAGTTACAGTTACTGGTACAAATAGTCTTTTCCAATCACAAGTTGCGGTTGGTGATATTCTGGTATTAGGTCCAGATAAAGTAGAACGCAAGGTTAGTGCTATCGCTTCTAACACTTCATTGACTTTGTCTGCTGTATATGTTGGTAATACAGTTACATCAGCAAATAATACTGTGACACGTAAATGGGAATTTAACAATTACTTCTCTTCTGCTCCAGGCACTTCAGTTATGGCGGCAGGTGCTGGCGGCAGCGGCGACGAAATGCACATTGTTGTTGTTGACGAAGATGGCGAAATCACAGGCATTACCAATACTGTTATCGAAGTTCATTCAAATCTATCAAAGGGTAATGGCGCTAAAGATGAAGTAGGTAATAACATCTACTACAAAGATTATATCAATCAGAACTCTCGTTGGGTTTGGTGGACTGGCGCTTTAGCAGGAACAACCGTTAGAACAATCGCATATGCTGGTAATCATGCTTCTGGTGCACAATCTCGACCACTAAACAATTCGCTTTCAAAAGGTCGCGATGGTCACTCACCAAGAGAAGCTGATTATGTTAATGGGTATAATCAATACAAGAACTCGGAAGATGTTGACGTTTCACTGATTCTTGGTGGTGCATCTACTTCAACTCGCGCTATTCATGTGATTAACAATATTGCAGAATACCGTAAGGATTGTGTCGCAGTATTCTCACCAGAACGTTCAGACGTTGTAAACAACTCAGGGTATCCTGGTTCTGAAACAGATGATATTGTTGCTTTCCGCAACACGCTTCCATCATCTTCGTATGCTGTTATGGATTCTGGCTGGAAATATCAGTATGACAAATACAACGATGTTTACCGCTATGTTCCATTGAACGGTGATACTGCTGGCACGATGGTTCGCACCGATAACGAGCGCGATCCTTGGTGGTCACCTGCTGGTTACAATCGTGGTGGTATCAAGAATACAATTCGTCTTGCTTTCAATCCAAACAAGACTTATCGTGATCAGCTCTACAAGAACGGTATTAACCCAGTCGTCACATTCCCTGGTCAGGGCACTATCCTGTTCGGTGATAAGACTCTACTTGCCAAGCCATCAGCGTTTGATCGTATCAACGTTCGTCGCTTGTTCATCGTTCTTGAAAAAGCAATCGCTACTGCCGCCAAGTTCACACTGTTCGAGTTCAACGATGCGTTTACTCGGGCACAGTTCAAGGCACTAGTTGAGCCATTCCTGCGTGACGTTCAGGGTCGCCGTGGTATCACAGACTTCCGTGTTGTTTGCGACGAAACAAATAACACACCAGAAGTCATCGATCGTAACGAGTTCATCGGTGATATCTACATCAAACCCGCAAGGTCAATCAACTTTATCCAGCTGAACTTTGTTGCGGTTCGCACTGGTGTTGATTTCACTGAAATCGTAGGCAAGTTCTAATAAGGCGAATAAATACTTAAAAGGAAACAGGGAGAAAAAAGAAAATGCCCTTTAATGTGTCAACTTTCGCCGCTCAGGGACTTCCATTCGGTGGCGCTCGTGCTTCACTCTTCGAAGTGTTCTTGACGCTTCCAGCTGGTTTGGCAGAACCAACTGCAGAAGGTCAGTTCCGCTTCGTATGTCGTGCGGCACAGATTCCAACATCAACAGTAGGGCAGATTGAAGTGCCCTACTTCGGTCGCCGTGTAAAGATGGCTGGTAACAGAACTTTCGAAAACTGGACTGTTACCGTTATGAACGATGAAGATTTTCTAGTTCGTCACGCATTTGAAAAGTGGAGTTCATATATTAACTCACATAATAATAACCTTCGTGACGCAGCAGTTATCGCAGAGTCTGGTCTAACTTCATATCGTACTCAGGCAACAGTTCGTCATTTTGCTAAAACTGGTGCATTTGCTTCAGGAACAGCAGTTGGTGATGCCGCTATTCCAACACGCGAATATACTTTCATCAACATTTTCCCAATCAATGTGTCAAGCATTGATCTAAACTGGGAAACAACGGACGCAATCGAAGAGTTTACTGTTGAATTCGCTTATGATTACTGGACTGTTGATAAGGACGTCAACAATAAGGTAATCGACTCTTAATTGATTGCTTATCTTCGATATTATTAATTTACTTGAAGGAATATAGATGGCAATCGAATTATTCGGCTTCCGTATTGGGCGGGCAAACGAAGATGAAGAAAAACTTGCTCAGCAGGTTCCTTCGTTTGCGCCTCCTCCTAATCTTGATGGTGCTATGGAAATTGCTCCTGGCGGAGCATATGGCACATATGTGGATATGGAGGGGACTGCCAAGAATGAAGCGCAGCTCGTTACCAGATATCGTGAAATGGCAATGTTTCCAGAAGTGGAAGCAGCCGTTGATGATATTGTAAACGAAGCAATCGTTACTGATGACGATGCTGATCCTATCTCCATAAATCTAGACGACCTAAAGCAACCCGAATCTGTTAAGAAACGGATTCGTGAAGAATTTGACGTTATTCTTAACATGCTTGATTTCTCAAATATGTCATACGACATATTCCGTCGTTGGTATGTTGACGGTCGTTTGTTTTATCATATTATGATTGATACTAAATCTCCCCGCAAAGGTATTCAAGAACTCCGTTATATCGATCCAAGACGTATTCGTAAAGTTCGTCAGCCAATGCGTCGGACGCCAGTTGTTGGTCAGAATTCTAAGCTAGTTATCCCTGCATACGAAGAATACTACATTTACAATCCTATGGGAACTGTAATGGGAGTTACTGGCGGAACAGGAACTCTTGGGCAAGGCGTCAAGATTGCAAAAGATTCAATCTGCTATGTTCATAGTGGATTGCTAGATTCACGCAATACTATGGTTCTTTCGTATTTGCATCGTGCTATTAAGCCATTGAATCAGTTGCGTATGCTTGAAGATGCTGTAGTTATTTATCGTCTCGCGCGAGCGCCAGAGCGCCGCATTTTCTATATTGACGTTGGTAATCTACCAAAAGCAAAAGCCGAACAATATGTTCGTGATATGATGGTCAAGCATAAGAATCGCTTAGTATATAATGCTGATACTGGCGAAATCAAAGACGAACGCAAGTTTATGACTATGCTTGAAGATTACTGGCTACCTCGTCGTGAAGGCGGTCGTGGCACAGAAATCACAACACTTCCTGGCGGCGAGAATCTTGGTCAGATGGAAGATGTTGATTATTTCAAAAAGAAACTATACAAATCGCTTCATGTTCCTGTATCTCGCCTTGAACCAGAAGGCACTTTTAGTATGGGTCGGCAAGGTGAAATCACTCGCGACGAAATTAAGTTTGCTAAGTTTACTGAGCGTTTGCGTTCACGTTTCTGCCATCTATTCGATAATCTTCTCGAGATTCAGTTAGTTCTTACTGGCGTTATTACTCGTGAAGAATGGAAAGATTTCAAAAACGATATCAAGTATGATTTCCAGCGTGATAACTATTATGCTGAAATCAAAGAACAGGAAATGCAGAATTCTCGCCTCAACATTCTAGGTATTGTTGACGCATATGCTGGTAAGTATTATTCGATCGAATGGATTCGTAAGAACGTTCTTAAGCAAACCGATGATGAAATCGCTGAGATTGATAAGCAGATTGCTGGCGAAGAAGCAGCTGCACCAAATGAAGAAGACGGTGCAGCTGTAAATAATCCTACAGCTAATCCAGCACAAGCATCAGTTGCTAAAGCGGGAGCAAATAATACGCCTGCACCAGCAAAGAAACCAGAACCTAAGACCGAATCATTCAAACCAAAACCTCTTTCTGAAGAAGATCGTAAGTTAATAGAAAATATGACTCGTGCTATCGAAAAAGTTTCCAAAGAAGATTTGGTTGAAGAAGTGGAATTCAAGGACGATGACTAACAATGAGAGAGGTGGAGAAAGCCAAACTACTTTCCATCGCTAATAAGTTTGCTCAGGCAAGCACAGAAGAACTGCGCCGTGAGATCAGCGAAAGATTCACTGGTCCTAATTACGAACTAGAAAAAGCCCGCATACTATCACTCGCTTCCAAGTTTGCTTTCTCAGAAGCCAACGAAGCAAAAAGAGAAATCCTCGAAGAAATTAAACGTATGATTGCAGAGTCAGATACGACTTTGCAAATCAGCGAAGTGCGTTTGCGCGGACCACAAGGCGAACAAGGACCAAAGGGTGAAATTGGTCCTACTGGTTTGCGTGGACTAAAAGGTGAACGAGGCGATCTCGGCGAGCAAGGTCCAATGGGTCTTATGGGTCCAGTTGGTCCTCGCGGCGAAAAAGGTGATAAGGGAGACAAAGGCGATAAAGGTGATCGCGGACCACAAGGACCAGAAGGCGATATATCTGGATTCCGTAAAGAACTCGATGACTTTAGAGATGCGGTCGATAAACGTATATCACGAATCGCTTTCTCTGCTGCTACTGGACTAGCAAGATCTTCAGGATCTGGTGAAGTAAATCTACACAAACTAGATGACGTTGATTATAGCAGTTTGAAATCGGCAACAAACGGTCAGGCGCTTGTTTACAACTCATCTACAGGAAAATGGCAAGCATCAACTATTAGTGGAAGCGGAAGCGGTAGTATAGCAACCGTTGCTACTGCTGAACTCGGCTCTCTAACCGAAAGCGATCTGGTTGTTATTAATGTTACAGGAAACACTGTTACCTCAAACACAGTGGGAACTTTGACATCTGCGCTGAATAATGCTCTTGCGAGAATTGAAGATCTTGAAGCTCGTCTTGCAGCGGCAGGTATATCATGAGCCATTACATTGAAGTAGCAAACACATCAGCAATAACTACAGTTCGTAATCTGCGTCTCAAGGTTAACGAAGTCATTGGTGTTGTTAATCAGATTGGTCAAGACGAGCATTCTGCTGCTGGTAATAGCTATCTCACTTCTACTTATGTAAGCAATACTACATTTCAGGCATTCGTAGCGAATACGAAC